AGGCAATGGGAACCTCAACAATGTCATGGGTAAACAACTATCAAATATATACACCCTTTTATAACACTCTGATTGCCATACAATTATGGTCAGAGTTTAATCCTTACAAAAAATAAACAGAGTATTAATAACAATATAAAATAATAAATATGAAAGCAATTAAATGGGAACTGCCTTATGAAACTATGGACTACTTAGAGTCTTTAACTGATGCACTGGCAGATCAAAATGGTGTAAGATTAATAACAGGAATGTTAGACATAAATGGAAATATTTCCTCATGTCAGATCTTTTTAAGAGAAGACATTAAAGAATCAGCTTTATTTGAGTTAGGTATAAACATGGGTCAACATTTGACAGAGTATACCAAGCAAGTAGAGCAATCAAGACAAGAGATAGAAGACCATCCTTTCTTTTCTGTATTAAGAGACTCAATAGCAAATCAAATAGAGCAAGAAGAAGAGCACGGATTTGATGAAGAACAATATGACGAAGATTGCGAAAATGATTGTGATAAAGAAGAATGTGAAGACATTTGTCAAGACAAGCAAGTTGACGTAGATATTCGTCCAGTAAGATTAAGTGACAAGAATTTAGAGGCTTTAAGAGCAATTCTTGTTCATTATAAATCATAAAGAAACCGGTACGAAAGTACCAATTTTGGGTAATGAGAGGATAAAAGCCTTTTGAAATAATTAATCAAAGGGCTATATTCATAGCCTTTAATAAAAACAAGTATTATGTATAATTTAAACAATGAATCAAGAACAGCTAAACTATATGAGTGGATCTGGAACACAGATGTAACAAAATTTAAGACAATGTGTTCTTATTTTTGGGCTTACATGGGTACAATTATATTTTTACCTGTTATCTTAATAGGTAAATTTATCTATTACATTACACCAGCTAAGAAACAAGTTTTAGCAAGTTTTGACTATGTTGCAAGTATGCCTTCTGTAGATAAAACTACAAGTAAGATAATTAATATTGTACACAGTACAGCTTTTGTAAAAACTATGAGAATATTAGCATTAATATACATGGGAATCTGTATATTATCTCTAGTTGGATTATTAATTTTTGGTGCATACCATTTCTATTTTAATATAGAGAGAGGTTTTGCAATTATAGGAGTTATATCAACTTGTGTTCTAATTGTCTATGTTTTAACCAACTTGTTTAAAATGTTTGACTTATTTACTGTTATAGCATCACCTTTTAAGTTATTAGGTAATATGATAAGTAGTACATATAAAAATGCATGTCCAATAATAAATTGGGCATAACAATATCAGTCTTAGCTAAGAAAGACTTGGGGATATGGAGGCCTAGGTAAACTCCGGATATGATGACCTAAAAATTAATCTTAGTATGACAAGTGGTGGTGTTTGCACATTCTCCACTTGTCTTTTTAATGGGGATGTATTGGCTTTTGACAGAGTGGTGATTTCTTAATATTCAGCGAGAGATAACTCTAAACATAGGTGAAATTCTTTAAACGGAAACAAACTAAATACGCAGGAAACTGCACAGGTAGAAGCTAACATGAGTGTTGTTCACAACATTTTAGCAGGTACAAAGAGAGTGGTGTCAGACATCATATCTTTTGAGCCTAAGCTTCAAATGGCAGCATAGAAGTCATAGTCCAAAAAAGGTTTAGGAGGACTTTATGCACAGTATATCACAGAAACCTTGAAAGACCCGAAACACTTAATTGTGTAAGTGAAGCTGTATGATATATTTAAGTATTCTAGAAGTAACTAAACTAGATGGTGGTGGACCAACTTAACAGTTGTCCCTATTCTGGAGAAGAATTCAAACTACACATAAGCTGTATACAATATTATTAAGGAAGCATTGGAAGACGAGGGTTTAAAGAAATTCGGACCAGTTAAGCAGGAATGCTTAATAAAAAATATTGCTTGAATTGCTGGAACGCTAAGGGTTGAAAGACTTACCTACGCCAATCAGCAGCCAATCTCACTGGAAGAAGTGAGCAGGTTCAGAGACTAGGGAAGCTACGGCTAGCCCACAGGAAGCAACATCTAGAACAGATGATGATATAGTCCGATCCTTACAGAAATGTAAGTTATTTATAATGATTAGCTATTATTTTACATAGATTAAGAGTTTCCTGATGGGACATCTCTCCTTTCATGTAATTCATAGCTTTGGAAGTAAACTGAATATTACCTTTAATATATCCTTCTGCAGAATCTGTTCTGTCTAAAGAAGCAGCATGTATTGGGTCTTTAATTTGTTTACTGTGAGTAGAAAGTATTAATTGAACACCAGAGTAAGGACAAATTCCTTTTTGTGCTATCCATTGAATTTGTAAGTCTTCAAGAGTAATATTATACTCTTTATCACGTTGTCTTACAACTTTCATATAGTACTTATAAGGGGTAAATTCATTTTCTCTATTGTTAGTGTTAAGTAATCTTGTGTTAATGTTGTGTTTACCAGCACAGCTTCTAGTACAGTAGCTTTTCCTCCCAATTCTTATGTTTCTATCATAATCTTTTTTAGGCTTATTAAAGATAATTTCACACCCATCACAAGTAATTTCAATTGTTTTTCTGTTATGTTTATAATTCATAATGCAAAGATAATAAATTAAAGTGGTTATTACAAATAAAATAATGCGAATCCCTCCGGCTCCACTATTATTAAATATTAATTATTAACAACTAAATACATTTTTTATGAATAAAGCAAAAGCAGAAGAAAAAGCAAAATGGGCCATCAAATGGATTGATGAACTAGCAGTAACAAAATTACCTAGAGGTATGGGAAGACTAGGAGATGATAACGAAGGTTATTGTTGTCTTGGTATTGGAGCTGTTGTCACAGGAGTACATTTCTTTAAAGGAGATGGGACATCAGAAGAATTTATGAATAAAGTAGGTCTTTGGGAAGTAGCAGGATTACTTAAAAAAGAAAATACTTTTGATTATGTATTTGGAGAAGATCACGATACTCTTACTTCATTGAATGATGGGACTGAAATTTCATTTAAAAATATAGGAATTCAAATTAAAAGCAATTTAATGCTTTTGTTTAAAACAGATGTAGCTAAAATACTAGTAAACCATTATAGTTAAGTACCCTCTGTAAGAGGAAAGGGGGCTAAGTTATTCCTGCATTCACAAATAAGCCTGGTGGAAAACCAGGCACAGGGAAAGGGAAATCATACCTAGAGTTGAGTTCCAACTTAGTATGACCTATGGGTGAGATAAACAAAGCTTAATTTATTTACATTTTTAAACACAAAGTATGATTAAAAGAGGGATCTTCTAACTCATAAAATTCAAGGTTATAGTGTTCTTATTCAGGATATTGTTTATTGTACAATAACAGACAAAGAAATGTATGTGTGTACTAAAAAGATAAAATATACTGAAAGATACTTAACCAGTGAGTTCATTATCCACTCAGGATACGGGTTATCAAGAAGACAGCCAATGGCAAGGCAAAAAAGATTATATTACTAATTAATTAAACACAAATCACGATGAAAATTTTAAGTTTATTTACCAAGACAAAAGAAGAAAAAGATGCAAAACAAGCCGTTAGAGTATGTAAAGCATTAAAAAGAGGACAAGAATCATTATTAGATTCTTTGGAAGAAAAGAAAGACAAAGCTCAAGAAGTAATTGATAAACTAGTCGAAGGAAAGATCAGTTCTATAAACACTGACACCTTCAACAAATCTTATCATGAAGCAAAGCTGGATGTATTAACGTATACGAAAGAAATTGAAATTGCTACAGAAGTAATGGCAGATTTATATTCGGATGAAAAGTAAAAAGATATACTTAAGTGTATCTTATCAAACTAGTGACTATTTAATCAACTTATTTAAGTTTAGGTTGATTAACTTAGGCCATGAAGTCATAATGCATAAGAAAGGAAGTGTTTATGATGTTAACTTAATACTTACTGCAGATTTAGTTATTACTTTGTCTCCAAAAGACGATGAAAGTAATATCGTACAAGTAGGTAAAGGGCAATATTGTGAAGCAGAATTTGCTTGTGAGAATGACATACCTCTATATATAAGAAGAAAAGAAAGATTAAGTCGATTTTCTTCTTGTTATAGTAGTTATGCAGCAGATTGGAAAACAAATTATGGTGAGATACATTCTGTAGGATTTTATAAGATAGAATCTATACTAGGGCAACCAAGACAAAAAAGAATTAAATTATTACTAATTAATTAAGAAAAATGACACAAGAACATAGAAGCAGAAGAGCAGCAGCATTAGGGAGATTAGTGCTACAGTTAGGCAGTGGAGTTAAAACTCGTAAGAAATCATTTACAGGTAAAGAACCTTTAACTGATAAAGATATTAAAAGAATTAAGGCAGAAATAGTAATTTTAAAATCAGAATAGATTATGAGCAAGTCAATACACAGACAGATTAAAGACGGTAAAATTAGAACTATTTGGAATAGTACTTTAAGCAGAATGCAGTTTTTCAAAAGAACATCAAGAGGATTATTTTTCAAAAGAACAGCAAGAGGATTATTTTTAGAATGTAATCCAAACAGTGGAACTTTTGTGGCTAAGGGCCCAGGATACCACAGACTCACTTTAGATAAGTGGGACAAACAATAGAATAAAGATAAGGGGGAAGAAAATTCCCCCTTATCTTATCACAGTTTTCAGGTTAAGAATAAACAACGTAAGACAATGGAGAAAAGAGTATGGGATTATCATCACATCAATCTGAAAAACTAGAAGAAAGTTTAGAGATTTTAAAGAAAAAAGACCGGTTGATCATAAAAGGGTCAGCAGGGGTCGGTAAAACATTTATGGTAAACGAGCTAATTAAGAGGCTGAGTTTACGGCTAGGGAGAGAGGCAATAATTTATTGTTCAGCCCCGACAAATAAAGCAGTGGCAGTAGTAAAAGGGAAAGTAGATGAGAGAGAAAATCTTGAATTTACTACAGTGCATTCAGCCCTTAAGATAAAAAGGAATGTAAATTATAGGACAGGAGCTTTGACATTTAAACCATATTTCAGTGCTAAATACCCTCCATTAAAAGGAGTCGAGTTATTTATTATTGATGAAGCATCTATGTTAAACACTGAGTTATTAAAATATGTAGAAGAACATGCGACAAATAACAAATGTATTACAATTTTTATAGGCGATTCAAAACAACTTAATCCAGTAGGAGAGGATATCTCTCCAGTATTTACTGCAGATTACCCCGAGGTAGAATTAACTGAGATTGTAAGACAAGGAGAAGGAAATCCAATAATAACTTTAAGTAGAAACTTAAAAGAAGTTATTGATAAAGAAGACAAAAGAGTAGATGATGGAGGTTATATTTTTAGCCAAAGTCAGGCTCAGGTAGTCTCTACATTAGCAGAAGTTAATGGTACAGACGAATTAAAATATATTGCATGGACAAACAAAGAAGTTGATACAATAAATAGACTTGTTAGAATTGAATTGTATGGTAGCAAGCCAGACAAAGTAGAACTAGGCGAAACATTAGTTTTTGGCTCTCCATTTAATGAGGAATATTTTACCAATCAAGAAATAAAAGTAGAAACAGTTGAGCAAAAGACAAAAGAATTTAAGTATCCTTCAGGGAAACAGAAATCTTTGTTCGAAAAAATAACTGTTTACGAACCTATTACCTTTAAGTATTATGCTGTTAATAGCAGGATGCACCCGGAGACAGGTTTACCAGACGACAATATTATTATTATACATGAAGATTCGCAATTAGAATTTGATAAATTACTAAAGAACTTAGCTTCTATGTGTAGTGCAAGAATAATTGATTGGACAGATTACTATGCTTTTAAGGAGAGTTTTGCAGACATGAAATATAATCATGCCATTACAGTTCACAAAAGTCAGGGTAGTTCGTACAAACAAACAATTGTAAACGTAGGTAATCTATGGTTGAACAAGAATTTGAAGGAAAGAGAGAAGTTATTGTATACAGCAATAACAAGAGCAAGCAAATTACTAATATTATATAAAGTAAAATAATGGCAAAGGACTATATAGAAAAAAATTATAACAAATTAAAAGGAACCGTCCATGAGGTAGGAAAATTAGTACATATTGAAAGAAATGGAATACCTGATCTTTTCAAAAAAGTGTTGACAATGGAAACCCCAGACGGCCAGATATTATTTCCTGAATTAAGGAATGGAAGGTTGAAAATGATTGAGTCAGAAAAGATTCAACAGGGATCAACAGTAGAGATAGAGTATTTATTTCAAGGTTCTGAAAAGAATGAGAAAAGATACAATAACATTTATATTCACACGATAAAAAAGATATAAGTATGGCATTTAAAGTAGATGATTAGTAGAAGTTACAGTGATGAGAGACACCCGAAAAGGAACAGTATTAAAAGACAAAGGAGCAAAAATTCGCGTTAAAGTAAACATCCGGCCAGGGCAGGTTGGAGGAACACTTGACATGGATATTAATAGCGAGGATGTCATAAAATTGTAAAAAATGAATGAGGTATTCGAGAAGTTAAAGGATTTAGCACGAAGTTATTTAGATTTTGCAAAAAAAGTACAATTAGGGGACGTCCACATAGATTTTCGAGGAGGAACTAAAGGTTCTTGTGACAAAAGATTTTATAGGGTAGAGGGTAATTTTATTCGTATTTATCTTTCTGATAATTATGGGACTAGTTCATTTTACCTTGGTAAAAATAAGATACAGGGAGAAGAAATAGAAGTTTTATTATATGCAAATAAAATTAGTGTTTCTATGTCTTTATCTTTAAGAGATCTAGAAGAAATGCATGCAGATGCTTTAAATCACTTAAATAACGTATTATTAGGGGGAACAAAACAGTTTTTTAGTAAGTAAACGATTAAATAAAATGAGATGAACTATTGTATATTAGATGTAGAAACAGACGGACTGTTAAACAAAGTAAGTAAAATACACTGTTTATCCTATAGTATTTGGAAAGGTAAAACTTTAATTTCTAGTGGCAGCATTACAAGTTACGAAGGAATGAGAAAGTTAATCTTGTCTCAAACTATTATAATAGGACACAATATTGTACTTTATGATATTCCTGTTGTAGAAAAAGTTCTTCACATAGAAGTTACTGCTACTTTAATTGATACTATAGGTATTTCGTATTATCACAATCCAGTGAAAAAGTTTTTACATGGATTGGGAGCCTGGGGAGAAAGGTTAGGTTTTCCAAAACCAGTTATTCACGAAGACGAGTGGAAAGGTCCTATGGAAGGAGAAACTTGGGATGATTTTAGTGCAAAGATGATTTTCAGATGTGAATCTGATGTTGAAATTAATGTAAGACTATTTCACCACCAAATGGATTATTGCATGGATATTTATAAGAATGATTTCGATGAAGTAATGAGATTGTTTGGGTATTTAACCTTTAAATTAGATTGTTTGAGAGAACAGGAAGAGGAAAAGATTAAGTTGGACACGAGGCTGGCGGAGAAATCTAAAATAGACCTTGAGTTTATTATAGACGAGAAGATGACCGAATTGTCACAACACATGCCCAGGCAAACTGACAAAGTACAACCTAAAGTTATGCACAAGAAAGACGGAACATTGTCTGCACAAGGGCATAAATGGATGGAATTATTGGCTTTGAAAAACTTACCACCTGATGCTGTAGAAACTACAAAACCAGGAAATCCAGCATCTCATATCCAATTGAAAGATTGGTTATTAGATCTAGGATGGCAGCCGGAAACTTTTAAGATCAACGCTAAAGAAAAATACATTGCACAAATATCTCTACCTTTTGGTGGTGGTCTTTGCCCTAGTGTTATTTCGTTGTTCAAACAGTATGAGTTTCTTGAAGCTTTAGGTGGATTATACAGAGCTAGACACAGGTTTGGTTTATTCAAGTCTTTTATAGAGAATAAGGATGACAATGATTATATCGTAGCAGGTGCTCGAGGATTTACTAACACATTAAGAATGCAACATTCTAAACCTTGTGCTAATTTACCAGGTGTAGGAAACTACTATGGCAAAGAAGTAAGAGGTTGTTTGACGGTCCCCGATGACAGCTATGTTATGGTTGGAAGTGATATATCCGGTTTAGAAGACAATTCTAAACAACATTATATTTATTTTTATGACCCTAATTACGTGACAGAAATGAGAGTCCCAGGATTTGACCCTCATATTGATATTGCCGTGTTGGCAGGACTAATAACTAGAGAAGATGAAGAATTCTATAAAAACACAGAAGCTAGGAAGGACTTGGAGGGTAATATGTTTAAATTTAATTGTGAGGAAGAAGCAAAGAGGTATAAACATATTAAGAAACAAAGAGGACAAGCAAAAGTAATTAACTTTTCAGCAACGTATGGTGCAGGCCCACCTAAAATAGCAGAAACGTTGAATTGTCCATTGCCTTTTGCAGAAAAACTGCATGCCACATACTGGGAAAGAAATAAAGCAGTTAAGCAAACAGCAAAAGCTTGTATTGTTAAAACTGTACGTGATCAGAAATGGCTGTACAATCCTATATCAGGGTTTTGGTATTTCTTGAAAGCAGAAAAAGATAGGTTTTCTACTCTGAATCAAGGTTCTGGATGTTATATCTTTGATTATTGGTTGAAAAATGTTAGGAAAAACTTAAAAACTTTAGGTATAAAGGTATGTTTACAGTATCATGATGAATTATTATTAACCTGTAAAAAACCTTACTTAGATAGAGTAGAAAGAATTCTTAAACATTCTATGGAAGAGCTAAATGAAACTTTAGGGTTGAATGTTAGCATAGGAATAGACACACAAAAAGGTAATAGCTATGCTGATTGCCATTAATAATCAAAAAACAGTAACATGACGAACAAAGAAAAAAGTGATTTACAAAAAGAAGTCATTGCTTCTGTCAAGCCTGGAAAATCAGGAAGATTAATATTGGCTCCTAGAATAGGAAAGACTAAAATGATTATCGATTTAATTAAGAGGGATAAATTTAAAGGCAAAATATTGTGGATAACACCCACATCTAAACTTGCAGAAGAGGATATCCCTTCAGAATTTGTTAAATGGAAGGCAACAAAGTATATTAAACAATTAACTACCACCACTTGGAGAGGATTATCTAAAATAGAGGGCGATTTTGATCTTATAATAGGAGATGAAGAGCAATTTATGACAGACAACAACTCTAAGACTTTAATTAAAAGTAAATTAAGAGGAAAAGTAGTTCTTTTAATGACCGGGACAGAAAGTAAGAGGGAGAATAAGCAAAAGTTGTATACAATACTAAAGTTAAAAGTTTTATACAAAATTTCTATAAACACAGCTGTTGATATCGGACTCCTAGCCAACTACAAAATTAATGTAGTCATGGTAGAAATGGACCCCAATAGCAACATAGAAGTTAAGTATAAAGACAAAAAAACTAAGCAAGAAAAGTCTTTTATGATCTCAGAAGTCAAACAATATGACTATTTTTGTAAAAGTCTGGAAAAATCCATGACTAAACATAAATTAATATATAGAAGACAAATTATTGGTAATTCACCTTCCAAGTTAGGAGCTGCTAAGTTCATAATAAATTCTCTTGAAGGTCGAAATCTAATTTTTGCAGTAAACACAAAACAAGCAGAAGATTTATCTGATTATGTCTATCACGGTAAGACAGATGACACTGACCTTAAAAGATTCGTAAATGGAGACATCTCTAGAATTGCAATGGTCAACAAGGGTGGAACCGGATATACTTACTCTGCTATTGACAATTTAATCATAACTCAAGTAGATTCAGACAACAATGGATTAACATCTCAGAAAATTGCAAGAACTCTTTTAGAACAGGGAGACTATCGAGCAACTATATGGATTACGTGCTTAAAAGGGACTCAAGATGAGGTCTGGCTAAGTTCTGTATTGAGTAATTTTGACGAAGAAAAAGTAGAAGTAATTAAATTTAAAGATCTAGACATATGATAACAAGAACAGAAATAACAGCTTGGGTGGAAAAAAATTATAAAGACAATATTCCCTGCAAAGTTGCAGCTTTAAATGTTATCCATGAAATTTATAACTCAGTGATAGTTGTAGAGGACAAAGATCCATGGGCCTGGGTAAAAACAGAGTACACAGCTTTATTTAAAGCAAAAAATCCTAATAATGGAGGCCATTCGAGAGAATCGATTGCAAGAATGAAAAAGATGTTTGCAGGAATTCCTACTATTAGGAAAGAAGATGTTTTGGCCACGGTTAGGCTATACTTAAGTCAGACAGACTCTAGATATATCAGACAACCTCATTATTTCTTAAAGAAAGGTGCAGGAACAGATGCTATCTATGAATTTGACACCTGGTACGAAAAGTATTTAGAGGCTAAAGAAGCTGGACACGGGAGAACTAGTAAAAGTAATACAATGCAATAATTATGGAAAAACAATTTTTATTTACTTCAAGAGATAGAGTAAAAATTTATTCTAGAGACATTTTTATTACATAACAACTAGTAATACTTCTTGTTATTGTGACACATCAAAAGATGATTGGAAAGACAATTTAGTAGGATACAATTTTTCTATAGAAGAAGCTTGTCAAAATTACATCGATAAAAAGTTTAAAAAATAATAATCATGAAAGAATTTTATAAACAAGTCTATAAAAAAGACTCAAAAGGAAAGCTTAGAGTAGCTATCGTTTCTACGTATGAAGGGAAAGTTATTCAAGAAGCAGGATTGTTAGATGGAAATTTAACTATTAACGAAAGTGTTGCGAAGCCAAAAAACGTAGGTAAAACTAACGGGACGACTTCACAAGAACAAGCTATAGTAGAAGCTAAAGCTAAAATCGTTAAGAAATTAAAAGAAGGATATTCAAATACTCCTGAAGAAGCAATAGCAACTAAAGTTGTTATGCCTATGTTGGCAAAAGTTTTTGAAAAAGAAATCGATAAGATTGATTGGGACAAAGCTTATGTACAACCTAAGTTAGATGGGATGAGATGTATAGACACTGTTCAAGGTAAATTTTCAAGAAAAAATACTCCTATCACAACAATGGATCATATTTCAGTAGTAAGACCAGCAATAATTACTGCTCCTGTTGATGGAGAATTGTATGCTCATGGGCTTAGTTTTCAAGAAAATATGAAACTTATAAAAAAGTTATGTCCAGAAAGTGTTAATGTTAAGCATCATGTTTATGATTTAGTAGTAGAAAACATGTCTTTTATTAATAGATATTCTATGCTTAAAGCAATTGTAATAAGATCTACTAATTTAGTATTAGTTCCTTGTTATAAAGTAAAATCTTTAGCAGAAGTTAAGAACTTTCATGCACAATTTTTAAGTGTAGGTTACGAAGGAACAATGGTGAGATGGGGAGATGAAGGATACAAAGTTAATGGAAGAAGTAGTAATTTATTAAAATTTAAAGATTTTAAAGACGAAACTTACAAAGTTGTTGATGTAGTTCCTTCAGACAAGAATCCAGAACAGGGAGTTGTGCACTGTCAAATGCCAAATGGAGCTCAGTTTAATGGAATGACTTTTGGTTGTGGGATGAAATTTTCACATAAAGAACGGATAGAAATTCTTAATAACAAACATAACTACATAGGACAAACAGCAGAAGTTAGATTTTTTGAGTATACAGATGATGGGTTACCAAGGTTCCCAGTATGTGTGGGTTTTAGATTAGATAAATAATTAAATTTTAAAGAATGAGTAAAAAGAAAGTAGTACCTACTTATAAAGAAGTAGATGGAGATGCATTAGATCTGTTTTTCAAGAGCACAACTAGTGCAATTTTAATGCACGGAGCTAATTGTCAGAAAGTTATGGGAGCAGGTTTTACAAACCAAATAAGAAACAAGCTAGCACCTCTATTCTATTTAGATCAATATGATCCAAGAACTCCAAGTCAAAGATTTGGAAATTATTCTGCTTTAGTGGTAGGACAAGATGAAGAGAAAATGAAGATTGGGGCTAATTTATATACTCAATTTTCTCCAGGAGCTAACTTTGATGCAACAGCATTAAGAAACTCGTTAAGAGCATTCTGTTTTAGTATTCCTGTAGATAAAAGAATTGAGTTTGTCGTGTACATGCCTAAAATTGGTGCTGGTATAGGAGGAGGCCGTTGGGAAAATATCGAAGGTATCATTAAAAAAGAATTGGCTGCATTTAACATAGTAGTTGTTAATTATGTGCCTTTAAAAGAAGAAGTTGTTACTGGGAATTCTGTTAAAAAACAAATAGAAGACTAATAATGAATTTCATAGAAGAATATACTAAAGGGCAAACGGGAGGTAATAAAGGCCTCCCTATGGGACCTGGTTTAATAAACATAGCCAAAGCAATCAATGGTGTACAAAAAGCTCGGATGTATGGAGTAGGTGCTGCACCAAAAGCAGGTAAGAGTACATTTGTGGATTACGGTTTTGTTATACAACCTTTTCTCTATGCATTGCTTAATAATATTCTCATTGAATGGATTTATTTTTCTTTTGAATTAGACAGAGTTTCTAAAGAGTTTGATTTTGCTACGTATTTTCTGTTTCATGATTTCGATTTAAGGACTATTACATTACCTGAAGGTGTTACTAAAAAAGGAGAATCGGTTATCGATCTATCTCCAGACTATTTAAGAGGGAGAATGCAGGATGACAATGAAAAAATCATTACTGTTTCTCCGGAGATATTCGCGAAGATTAAAGTAATTTATGAAAAAAGAATTATACCTTTATTTGGAGAATATGACAAAGAGGGGAACCAATTAAGTAAAGGAATGATTACTTTCATAGAAGAAAAAGATACACCTACAGGAATTTATAACTACTTAAAGACTCATGCAGAAAAGACAGGAAAATTTATTAAAAGAAAGTTTGGTGGTAAGATGAGAATTACTGGTTACAAAGCAGATAACTCAGAAAAATACACAGTAGTAGTAACGGATCACTTGAGGAAGCTTATGCCTGAGAAAGGTAATAAGATGAAACAAACTGTAGATGATTACGTAGCTTATAGTGTGGATTTAAGAAATTGGTGTCAGTACACATTTGTACACATTATTCACTTGAATAGAAGTATGACGGATCAAGGAAGAATGAAACAATTTGGAGATATGTTATTTCCTTCTTCAGATGACATCAAGGACACAGGGAATTTAGCTGAGGATGCAGATTTTATATTTACTATTTTTAACCCTAATGACGAGAGGTACAATCTTCAAAAGCATTTTGGAGAAAGAATAAAAGATAGTCAAGACAATCCTATTTATCCAAATTTGAGAACAATCCATTTAGTGGAGAGTAGACACTGTGAATTTCCCCAACATTTTAGAAGTAACATGTTTGGTGGAATTAAAAATTTTGAATTACTTAAGTAAAAACAAATTATGACAAAAATTAGTACAGTGTGTATCGACACTTTAACACAGATACAGGAAAATCAGTTTATGCTGGATAAGAAGAAGCCTGGCCATGATAAATGGAAAGATTATTCCCAAGACATTTACAAGTTCATTATTGATTTACAAGAATTGGGCTTCGAGATAGTTTTAGTGGTTGGACCACCGGGAGTAGGAAAAAGTACAGGAATGAGATTTTTACCTTCAAAAACTAATATATGGTACAATGCTGATAACAAAAATCCAGTTTGGGTTGGAGGCCGTGCAGAGTATGGTAAAAAAGTATCTCCTATTGAACCTTATCATGTGATACCAAAGTCTTATAAAGAGATCTTGACCCACATAAAAGAAGGTTTAGGAAGAGGAATGTTTGAAGAAGATAGGTATGTTATTTTGACAGGTCACACAGAGACTTACAAAGAAGGTGTTGAAACCCGAATTAGATTGAAGACTCTTGGAAACTTAGCAAATAAGATGCAAATCGAAGGAAAACTAGAAACAGTATTCTATGCAAATGTAGAGAAAGAAGGAGATGATTTGAATTATATCCTAGAAACTCAAAACAATGGTCACAATACCGCCAGAAGTCCAATGGGATTATTCGAAGGTAAAATTGAAAATGATTATAACGCTATAATCGAAAAACTAAAAACATATTAAGATGGGTGACAAAAAAGTAATTGGAATTACTCAAGTGCAGCAAGATTTAAAAGATGGAATGACAAGAGATGAGATTGCTGTGAAGTATGACATCACAAAATCAGAGTGTAAAAGATTATTTATGCACGAAGAATTGAAAGGAAGAAAAACTATAAAAGCAAAAGAAGATTCTTTTATAATTGTAGAAGATACTAGGGTGGACACTGAGCCATCAACTCCTAACGATGTAGAAGTAACAGGAGAAACAGTGTCACCTGAAGAACAAGCAGCAGAACCAGCCACTGACATACCAAACAAAACTTATGCAGATTCAGTTTCTGATGGAGTTGAAGAAGAGGTAGCAGTTGCACCAGCTGCAGAAACTGAGACTCAAAAAGGAGTTTGGGTTGATGACTAAAAAGTAAGCTTAAAAGAGTTTTATTCAAAACAATTAATATATATATAACTAAAGAATGAGTACAGAAAAAACAGCATGGGGATTTCAGAGTGATAACGATGATAGTCTAAAAAGTAAAGTAGGAGGTAAATTTGGATTAAATCAAGCTAATATTACAGTGTTAGAATATAACGCTAATGCAGGTAAGGACGAAAGTGCTGCCGATGCAATTGATATTACTTTATCTGTTGGAGATAAAGAATACAGAACCAGGATATATGATATTACTGGAAGTCTTTTTAAAGGAGACAACAAAATTGAAGAAGGCGAGCCAGGATACGCTGAATTATATGAAGCAGAGCAAAAACAACGTTCAGCTGTAGTAATTCATGCAGTAAAAGCATTAGGAGCTACAGAAGCTCAGATCAAAGCTGCCATTCAAAATGGTAATGTAGTAGATTTCAAATCTTGGGCAATAGCTGTATGTGCTATTAAAGCACCAAATTTTGCAACACAACCTGTTGATCTATTTTTAGAATACCAGTGGGCAATGCAAGGAGACAACACTAGAACTTTCTTACAATTACCTAAGAATATGAAAGGTGGTAGATTTTTATCTGCTGGAGTACCTGCAGTAGGAAGTTGGAATGAAATTAGAGTTGATGGAGGTTTACGTTATGTAGATGATGCTCAGACTCAACACCCTTTCGATCGTAGTAAAAACTACATGGAAAGCCACAAAGCTACCCAACAAATTGAAGGGGAAGAGCCAGCAGACAGCGATGATGATCCAATGGCTGGAACTACAGCTACAAAATCTAAGTGGTAATCATTTAGGTGGCAAAATACAATAGAACTACAGACGATATAGTTGAAAGTGGTTTTATTAGCAAAGACAAACTATTGGAATATGTCACTCAAGAAGACATATTCCAATTAGTCTTTGGTTTTAAACCTGAAGAACTAGAGTATGTATCCTCTCCTTTTAGAGTTGATACAAACGCTGGATGTTGGTTTGAGACAGACCCCAGCACAGGCAAGCTGAGGTTTACAGATTTTGCGGACACAAGAGTCATAAATGGAGTTAGGATGTCTAATATAGACTGTTTTGACTCAGTTATGATTTATTTTAAACTACCAAATTTCTACAAAGCTTTAGAGTTTATTAAAGCAAAACTTATAGATGGAACATCTATTAAACATGATATCATTTATAAAGTATACACTAAAACTCAATCTGTAAAGAAGAGAGTTAAAATACTGATGAGCACAAGAGATTTTTTATTGAAAGACAGGAATTTTTGGCAACGGAGATACAACATTTCAAAAGAAAATTTAATTGTGGATAAAGTGTTTCCCATCAGAAGGTTTAAACTTTTTGATACTAAGTCAGGGGATCACATGTTTAGAGTAGATGATATTGGCTATGCTTACACAGAGTTTGCCAGTGGTAACAAGAAAATCTATAGACCAGAACAAAAAGGAGGAAAAAGGTTTATAACTAATTGTGATGCAGAAGATGTTGGAGGAATGTCCTCTAGGATCAAAGCAGGTAGATTATTATTAATTACTAAATCCTATAAAGACTTTAGGGTCCTGAAAAACTTAGGGTTAAATGTAAGATGGCTACAAAACGAAGGAATGTTTCCGAGAGGAGATGATTTTTGGGATCTATTAAAAGATTTCGATAAAGTTATAGTCTTTTTTGATAATGATGCAGCCGGAATTAAAGCTGCAAATGAACTCGTAGAATTAATCAATTTTACTGAGATAAATAAAGCAAGTATGGTTCATTTACCTATTGAACTTTTAGGAAGAAGCATTTCAGATCCTTCTGACTTAGTTCATAAACAAAATGAAAAAGAGTTAATTAAATTTTTAAAAGCTAAAAACATCTTATTATGAATCTATTTAAAAGCGTACACGAATCTTGGGTTCCATTATTACATAGCTTGGCTTACAGAAAGCCTATGGTCGATTTTTTAGAAAGTCTTATTGATATATCATCACAGCCGGCAATGGAAAAAATCTTTAGGGTTTTTGAAATGCCTGTCGAAGATATAAAAGTGGTTATATTAGGACACGAACCATATCCTCAACCAGGGATTGCTATAGGTTTATCATACGCTGTTGCAGAAGACAGGGAAGAGACAAACACGTTAAGTAAAATTAAAAGAGAAGTAAAATTAGATTGTGAGAGTGATTATACAAAATTAGAACAATGGAAAACTTTGTCTCACTGGGAAGAGCAGGGAGTCTTCTTATTGAATACTGCTTTGTCTGTGGAAACAAACAAAGGAGGAAGTCATGCAGAACATTGGAAAGAATTTGCTAACATAATAGTTTCATACATTAGTCAAACAAGACCTTGTATTTGGTTATTGTGGGGATACTCTATATCTAGATTTGAAAGTAAAATACATAATTCGTTAGAAGTAAAAGGGTACACAGATGAAACTATAAAAGAAATTCCAATTGATGATGAGATTAATTACATCATTACAGGATTTCTACCAGCTTCAGTTAATAAAGTGACCCACACAGCATCTCAAGGATTTTCTAATCAAGGATTTAAGAAAACAAATAATATATTAACACAAAAAAGTTTAACACAAATACAATGGTAATATGATTTTTGATACAGTAAAAGAAAAAAGTGTAGAACAAGAAGGCGATATTAAAAACAACAACGTATCAATTGACCCAGGTAATATAGATTTTATAGTAACTATATTGTCTACGAGTTTATATTCTAAGCCTATTGAATCTTTCATTAGAGAGACAGTAAGTAATGCTTGGGACTCACACGTAGAAGCAGGAGTCGATGACCCTGTAATTTTAGAGTTGGGAGAAGATACAGAAGGAAATAAATTTTGTAGGATACAAGATTTTGGAGTAGGATTAAGCCCAGAGAGGTTTAACAAGGTGTATAAAAACATTGGTAGTTCTACTAAAAGAAGTGATAATAAACAAATTGGAGGTTTTGGTATTGGTAGATTTTCTGCTTTTTATTCTGATGTTGTTCATATTACTTCTGTACACGGAGGAAAAATGTACCTCTACATGATGTATAAAGATGGAAATACTATTTCTATCGATTTATTACATGAGCAAGATTCAGATGAGAGAAATGGATTAGAAGTAAAAGTAGATATAGACTATGGAGATTATTCAAGATTTTCCGAAGCAATTAAAACTCAACTTGTTTATTTCGAAAATCTTTACGTTATTGACAACACAGAAGACAAAAATTCAGGCATTGAAGAGACTTATAATAAGTTTTCAATTAAGAAGTATGATAACTTCTGGGTGAACACACTGGACACTTCTGCGAAGATTAATTTACTTTTAGGTAAAGTAAGATATCCGCTAAGAATTGATAGTCTAGACAGTGTTTATTCAACAAAAATTGAAGATTACCCTATTTCTTTAAAATTTGAAATTGGAGAATTAGATGTTACTCCTAACAGAGAGGAAGTTTTGTATTCTAGTAAAAACAAAAAAGTAATCGAAGCAAAGTTAGATGCGGCTGTCAAAGAAATAAAAGTTTTAATCGATAATGAAAAAACAAGAGATTTTCAAACCATAAATAGTTATGTTGAACACATTAGTCAAGATAATCATTTAGCTTTGTTAGTAGGATCTCAGGATGATTATGTAGTAAAATTAAAATTATCCACCAAGGGAGAGAGAAAGAATATAACTTTTAGGGGAGACCATTACGACACAAAAACTTTTGCTTGGATGAATTCTTATTTCTTAAAAGATTATATTTTCAATAGTGATTATGTTTTAAGAAATAACCAAATTAAGTATAAAGGGTATCCTTTAAATATTACAAACATTAAAGCTAATTTTGGTAGTACTTATCTGGCAGATTTAGGGAAAGTTAAAAACATTAGTAAAAGATACATTCGAGAAGAATTTGAGGATGGATCAACTTTCATTAAAGATAATAAATCTGTGTTTTATTACATTAAGAGGTACAGAAAAAGCTTTTTAGAGCATGTTGAGTCTGAAAATGACAGATACAACAGGGGATACACTTCAAAATTACTGAAATTTGACAATAAAATATTTAAAATTCTAGTAAATAGTGTTTTAAATAATATGTTAAACCTTCAGACTTTTGAAGATAAAGATGTACCAGCAAAATGGATTGCAGATACTAAAGCTCAAGATAAGCTTAACAGGTCTACAATTAAAAAGGCTGGATTTGATTGGAAACAGAATATTAATGTACACAGTTTAAGATACAATGAACATGGTAGAAATGTAACATCAGATTCTCAGGCTTTTGCAATGAAAGATTTAAAAACTAAGTTTAAAAGCTTATCTGTTTATGCAGAAAAAAACAATGACAAAATTAGACAATTATACACTTATTTAGGGGATAAAATTAATATCAAGTTGATAGAAGTTGCTCCTACTAAATTAAAGTTGTTAAGTAACGTGGAGAATTTTGTAAGTATGGAAAATTTTATGAGCACAAAATACAAATTAATACGAAACATAGCAACAGTAGAATTGCTTAAGAGAGAGATGCCTTTTTTAACCCAGTTAGCAAGAATCACTAATATTGGTGAAATTTCTACAGAGTTAGAGGAGACAGTACATGAACTGATAACATTTGTCAATAAATACAAAGAAAGCCCAAGATATGGGGCAGAGGACGAATCAAATCAAGTTTTGATACAAGAAATCTATAGTCTTTGTGAAAAAGAAAATTACTTTAACGAAGAAATTAGAGGTCTTTTTAGAAAACATGAAAAAGAGTTGTTAAATGCAAGAATATTAATTAGTTTTTCTAACGAACCTGAAGAGAAATTGTATGGGCAAAATTATATACCAGAAGAAAGAATTAATTTAGTTGTAGACTATGTTTTAGCAAGAAAATTGATAAAACCTAATTTAACTTCACTGAAAACCCTTAAAGAAGAAACAATATTTAATATAAAAGATGATACCTTATGAAACTAATGAGATTAAACAATAACTTAACTGTTATTATGAATGATGGTACTATGCTAAATAGCAACAAATGTACTAATGAAATGTATAAAGCATTGACAGCTAATCCAGAAGATGAGCAATTAGCAAGAACTTTAATAACTCCGGGATACGAGCAAAATAAAGTAGATGCAGAAAGAAAAATTCAGTTGATGGAAGGATTTTCTAAATCTGACTATCTTTCTGTAGTGGGAAGTAGTGTTTACATTAAATCTATTTCTGAATTAAGCTTACCTGAAGATTTATCTACAGCTATTTGCAATGCAGAACTTGATAATGATGTAGCTTTGCTTTCTTCTTATTTGAATTTTTGGACATTATGTTCTTTAAACCCAGACAGTAGAGCAAGAACTAATTTGTTTTGGTTCTTGAATCGTTACAACATGACTATTTCTAGTTCAGGTTTATTTATTGCTTATAGAAATGTTATTCTTAAGACAGAAGGGACCGGGATTAGCTCTAAATGGGCTAAATTTATTACAGAATCTTTTACTCATGTAAGACATAAACTTAAGAAAAATCCAAGAGATTTTACATTAGGTAAAGCTGTTAAAGGGGGTAAAATCTGTACTAAAGTTTTGCATAAAATTAAAAAAGTAAAGGGAAATTTATTTGATCTTTATGAAAGCCTTTCTGACAAAGACACTGCACCAGTTTATACTGATGGGTACACTAGAAGTTTTACCATAAGAATTGGAGAACCAGTTACTATGCCAAGAACGCAATGTGATACTACTCAGGAAAACACTTGTAGTAAAGGATTGCATGTTGCAGGTAAATCATGGTTACAAAGTAATTATTTTGGGGATACAGGATTAAGAGTGTTGGTAAATCCAGCAGATGTAGTTGCTGTGCCACCAAGAGATGATTATGGTAAAATGAGAACCTGTGCTTACTATCCAGTAGCAATTGTTGGTTTTGATGACGAAGGCAAAATTCTAGACGAAGATATTGACAATGGTTTTGAAGACAATTTTATTGACATGATTTCTTATGTAGGAGAAGTTAATAGTGATGATACTAACAAGTACACTATTGATATACCGGCAATACCAGAAATCCGTAAATTAAAAATTGTGGAGAGATTAGCAGATATCAAAGAAAGTTTAAGAATTAAAAATTTAGCTGATGAAGATTAGCCAAAACAACCTCATGGCCGGTGATATTATTTTACTGGCTAAAGGAGGAATGATGTTGGCAGTCAAAGTAACTAAAATGATTAAATCTGGTTCTTTTAGATACTCTTACTTTGAAGGAAGTAGAGGAGAAAACGTAGATTGGGATGATTGGGAAACCGATGTATCAAAGTTTAATAAAGAAGCTTATATTAGATATTCTAATAGAGATGAGCATCAAGGTTACTATTGGTTACTAGAAAGAACAGGTAGGTAAATGGGACAAGGAGCTACAAACAAGCGAAAAGGTTCTAATGCAGAAAGGTATTATGCTAAGATCTTCAGAGAGGATCTTGGCTTTACTTTCTGTAAAACCTCGAGACAATCTAACAGGATGTTGGATGACGCTGGAATTGATTTAAACTTTTTACCATTTAATGTACAAATTAAAGCAGGGTATGCAAAAGGACTTAATGAATTTAAGACTTTGAAAATTATCAGGGAAAGACTTCCTGAGTTATTTCCTCCATTTGATGCAGTGCACAAGCAAGTTGACGTACTTATCCACAAAAAGGATACAGGACGAGGAAAAAAAAAGAAAGAAACAGATGAGTTAGTATTCCTTTGGGAAGCTGATTTTTATCGTTTATTTCTAGGTAAAAGTATAAGATTACAAGATCCCCTTACGAGAGTAGGACAAAAAAGAGGTTGGACATTCGAAGAAGATTTGAGTGATGACAAAGATTGTATGATACACGAAAAAGAAGGAGACAGGCTAATAGCAATGACTTTCAAAAAATTTAAAGAATTTATCAAATCAAAAACATGGCAGTAATTATAGAAAAACAAAAGGAGATAAAAAAATATTTTGATTCTCCTGCAAAAAATCAATCTTTATTAAAAGGATTGATTAATGGTCTAGATGGTTTAATGGCTACTCTAGCAAAAAGAAGAAAAGATGAAGAAGAAAACAAACCCACTCCAGATTATTTTCTGATTGGTGGTGCTGTGGACACTATCTTAACTTCGGAAGACGGAGAATACGAAAAGCAATATTATGTCTCTCAACTTGGCAAAAAACCTTCTGACAAAGAAGTTAGTATTGTAGAGTCTGTTTTTCATGAATTAGTAGGAAACAATGTTGATATCTCAGATATGAGTTTTGGAGACAGCCCTGATGCAATTATGGCTGCTGCAGATGAGTTTGAATGGCAAATGAGATGGAAAGCTGAAACAAGATTAAGTAAATTGATTTTGGCAGGCGAAGCATACTATGAAGATTTAAAGAAATCTTTAGGTAAGGAAATCTTAAGCTTAGAACAGCACAGTAAGATTTTAGATATTGTGGCAAATTTGAGGACAAGTCCTCGTACCTCCAAGTATTTTGATAGAGCAGCACAGGCCGATCAATCTCATATAGATTTCTATTATCAAATGCCAATTTATTTTATGTATGAAGATGAAGAGTGTAAAGCTCTTTTAGATTTAGTTGTAGTACACAGAAATGAAAATGGAGAGATAGTAAAAATAGAGCCTATTGACTTAAAAACTATGTCAGGAAACCCTTTACAATTTATTGGTAAGGTAAAACAACATAGATATGACATTCAAGCAGCTTGGTATGTTTTAGCATTATCTCAGTATTTTAATGTTTCAGTGAATTTGATCAACAGGTTTAAATTTATTGTAGAATCTACAACGAATCCAGGAAATCCTTTAGTGTTTAGGTTAACAAGTCAAACTTTACAACATGGAATTAATGGAGCTCCCGCAGGAACTTTTACATCTGTGGATAGTGAAAGAGAATTGTATTATCCTGCAGTTAAAGGTTATTCACAATTAATGTTAGACTACATTTACTATGAAGAGAGAGATTTTAAAGAAGACAAAGCTTTAGAAAGTGGAGATATCATAGAAATTGATTGGGTAAAAGGGGTTATATGTTAATTGGAGTATCCGGGAAAATAGGTTCAGGAAAGGATCTAGTAGGAGAAATTATTCAACAATTAATTTGGTGGAAGAAAACAGGTAGTGAATTGGACTCATTTAATTATGAGTCCTTTCAAGCCACAAGGGATATTGGCCAATACAGACATCAATTAAAAGCTACAAAAATTAAAAAGTTTGCAGATACTTTAAAAGATATGGTTTGTATGTTAATTAACTGCACTAGAGAACAATTGGAAGACAGAGAGTTTAAAAATAAAATTTTAAGTTCTGAATGGACAAAATTTGAGTTAGTAGGAAAAGATTTTGCTATAGCAGAAAAATTAACCTGTAATTTTTACAATAGAAGTTACTACGAAAGTTTAAAAAGTGCAACAGTAGCTGCTAGAAGATCTGGTCTTATAGATTTTACTATTGAAGAAATACAAATGACCCCTAGAGTAATGATGCAAATCTTAGGGACGGAAGCAGGAAGACATGTTATCCATCCACAAATTTGGGTTAATGCATTATTTAGTGGATACAAAGAAAGTAAGCCCCCAAAAGGGACTACTTATCAATATTCAATTACAGAATGTATATCACATACAGAATGTATAGATTGTGAAAAATCCTTTAGTGGGCATGAAAGACAATTTATATGTAATGATTGCCATGATACACATGATTGGTCACCAGATTGGGTAATTACCGACATGAGATTTCCTAATGAATTAGAGGCTGTTAAATCTAGAGGAGGACTAACTATTCGTTTAGAAAGAAATTTGATAAAGCAAGGAAATGTAGTACTAGAACATGCTTCGGAAACAACATTAGATAATGCCACTTTTGATTATCAAATTAATAATAATGGAACAATTGAAGACCTGATAGGTCAAATAAAAACAATATTAATAAATCATAATATAATTTAAGATGAGTTACAGTATAAGAGTAGAAAAAGAAGTAGTAGTAAAAGAAACAGAAATTAAAAATGTTTCTTTAGTAGAATTTATTGGTTATAAACTTTTGACAAGAAGAGAAGAAAAAAATCTTACAATTACTCAGGTAGCAAATTTAATTGGAAACGAAATATCCACTTCTCATATTAAAAATATGGAAAAAGGATTAAAAAGTGTCAGAATTAGAGATGTTGAAGTGCTTTGTGAAGCTCTAGATTTAGAAATTATGACTTTATTTGGCGAAATGCCTATTTTAAGTGTTTGGTCTTCTGTCCAAGTTAATAAAGATGGGAGTATTAATACTAATTGGTTTTTAGCTAAAGAGTTGGCAGAAAAAGACCAAGGAAACATGAAAATAGGTGGGGGAAAAGATTGTATTGAAGAAGTAGAGACTTTTAAAGGGTCTAATATTCATTGTAAAGCAATGATTCAATAATATGTTTACTCCTAGTGTAAGACAACAATCAATTTTTGACACTTGGAATAACACAGATAATAACATTTTAATTAATGCAGTAGCCGGGAGTGGAAAAACAACTTCACTCCTGGAACTACTTAAATTTTGTAAATACAGAACTTTGTTTTTAGCTTTCAATAAATCCGTCCAAGAAGAAATTCAAGGAAGGATTGACAGTGGAGGATTATCACATGGTAAAGCTCTTACAATGCATTCATTAGGATTATCTGCTGTTAGAAAACACTATAATAAAATAGTGATCCAAAATGGAAAAAACTTTGAGTTGCTTAAATTGGTACAGGCCAAACATAAAAGTATTTTCAAGTACATGAAATGGGAAGAAAAACTTAAATTAAGTTATACTCTCATGGATATGAGTGACATAGCAAGGTTATTTTTATCAGATGACATTGAAGAAATAAAAAAACATATGCAAAGTATGGATAAAAACTTTGTGAACCATAAAGATATTGTATCTTTGTGGGTTAGCTTTGTAAAAGTGAGAGAGGCAAGTTACACCAAAAAGACGGTTGTAATTGACTTTAACGACATGATCTACTTAGCAGCAAGAGAAAAACTTTATATACCTGTAGAACCTTATTACCTAATGGTAGATGAAGCACAAGATTTAAACTTGGCCCAACATAAACTTGTAGAAAACTTAATTAATCAAGGCACTATCATTAAATGGATAGCTGTAGGAGACCGAAACCAGTCAATTTATGGTTTTAGTGGAGCATACTCCTCTTCTTTTGATAAGTTTTTAAGTATGGGCACCGTAGAAGAATTGCCTCTAGATATTTGTTATCGATGTGCTAGAAACATTATTGATGAGACAAATGAAGTCTATGATGTAATGAAATATGGTAAAGAAGAAAAAGGTATAGTTGGAGTAGTAACAGAAGTAAGCGAAGTAAAAAGAGAATCTATGATTATATGTAGAAATACCAGTCCAATAATAAAATTGTATTTTAGTTTACTGGGATCAGGTGTCCCTGCTTATATAAAAGGGGATGATATTATGGCCTCTATTACAAGATTTCTTAAGCCTTACTTAACATATAGTGTTAAAGGTACTAAAACAGAACTTGACTACCAATTACAAGACCTTCAGAAAGATAAGAGTGACCACGGCAGAATGAAACTTTATATTTTTAAAGAAAACTACGCTAATTTTAAAGTTTTGATTGCCAATATGAGCACAGACTATGAAATTATTAAGGTTTTACTTGACAAGATTAAAAATTTATTCAAAGTGAAAGATAAAGCTACTATGCTTTGTACTATTCATAAAGCTAAAGGGCTTGAGTCTGAGGTAGTTTATATTTTAAACGAAAATCTTATACCCTCTAAATTTTCTACTTCTCCAGAACAGCTAAAACAAGAGCAGAATCTCAAGTATGTAGCTAGAAGTAGAGCAAAAAAAGAATTGTATTATTTAAACTTATAAAATGAAAGATAAAGAATTATTAGAAAAGTTAAGAGAACAATTTTATCAAATTACTCAAACTGTAGATAAAATTGTAGAAAGAAAAATTGAGTTGACTTTAGGGGTTGGAACTAATAAAAAGACAGTAAACTTCCCAGATACACAAGTATTTGAAGTGACAGTTAAAGGAAAGAAACAAGTAATAGAAAAATCATGAAAAATAAATTAGTTTTAGCAATAGATTTTGATGGCACAATAGCAGAATTATCTTTCCCAGCAATAGGAGAGATGAAGCCAGAAGCTGATGTTTACATTAATAAACTATTTGAAGAAGGATACACAATATTAATTAATACTTGCAGAACAGGTATTTACGAAGGATTGGCACAGACGTTTTTAGAAGATAAAGGAATAAATTATCATTACATTAACTCTAATTTGCCCAGAATAATAGAACTATATAAACAAGACTGTAGAAAAATATCTGCAGACTTGTATATTGATGATAAATGTTTAATGGGTTTACCGGATACATGGAAAGAAATTTATGATTTAATAAAATCAAAATAATTATGAGAAATCCAGCGAGAATTCCAATAATTTTAAAAGCTTTAGAAGGCAAAGAAGCAAAACTTAAAGTTTTAAATAATTGGTTCAAGATTCCAAAAAGTTCACAATTAGATCTTTTTGACACAGAAAGAGGTTTAAATTTAATTGCTGAAAATTGGCAAAAGAAAGAAAAAAGAGTAGCTGAAATATGGTATGACTCTCCAGATTTAATACTTCCACAAGTATTAATAATTGCTCAGATCATGATAAATCATGCAGGAGGAGATTATTACATGGAAGATCAAGAAAGTATAATTAGTTCAGGGGTGTTAACTCCAGAAGAAATTATGTTTTGGGGACAAAACTACGATGCAAATGGAAATCTTCTTCCTAACACTAATTGGGTATTAGCAAGAGATATGACAAAAAGTCATTTAGAAGCTATTGTAGATAAACATAGTTTAGGCAAAATGGTAGTAAGCGAAGTTTATATAGAGATTTTTAAAGAAGAATTAAAAAAAAGAGAATAATGAAAGTAGTATACAAAAACATTTTAGTAAAAATTCCAGAAGTAAATAAGATTTCTAATGGAGTTATCCAAATAGAAGAAGGACAAACTACCAAAAAGAAAGGAGTTGTTGTGGCTTATGGAGAAAGTGTTCCAGAAGAAGTAAAACTTCTTTTAGTAGATAATCCAACGATTAACTACAAAGAGTATTATGACGGAGAAGAAATTAGCATTGAAGGAGAAACTTTCATTGTTATGGATTTTAAAAGTATAACAATAATTTTATAATATGACGGAAAAACTAGTAGAAGGAGCAGAATTCAGATTAGGAATTCAGAGAGGAATAAACCAATTAGCAAACGCAGTTGGAGATACTTTAGGTCCTATGGGGAATACAGTAGTAATTAAGAATGCATTTGGTGAGATTAATGTCACAAAAGATGGAGTTAGTGTAGCCGAAGATATTTATTTTGATCCAAATACTATTGAAAGTATTGGTTCAGAATTAGTAAAAAATGTAGCGTTAAGAGCTAACAATTTAGCTGGAGATGGAACGACAACTGCAACTGTATTAGCTCAAGCTATTTACAATCAGGGAGTTAAGCAACTAGCTGTAGGAAGATCAGCTATTGATTTTGTTCGCGGAGTGAAGTTAGCATCTAGAGATGTATTAGATTATATTGAAGGTCAGAAAATTCCAGTGACAACAGAGAGTAAAGAACTAAAATCTATAGCAATGGTGGCTTCTAATGGAGATGAAAATATTGCAGAAACAGTAACAGGTATTTACCAAAAATTAGGTGTAAATGCTGTAATATCTATAGCTCAGGGAACTGGTATAGAAACTACAGTAAACATAGTAAAAGGAATGCAATTTGACAGAGGTTATTTAGCCCCTTATTGTGTTACTGAAAAAGTTAAAATGAAAGCTGAATTTGATGATCCATTTATATTTTTATACGATGGTAAAATTAACAGATTTGCTCAAGTTTTATCTGCTGTAGAGTATGCAGGATCTAAAGCAAGACCATTAATTATTGTAGCTGAAAATGTTACAGAAACAGCCTTAAGAGGTTTAGCTGTAAATCATATACAAGGAAATGTTCAGTCTGCAATTGTTATGTCTCCAGGATATGGCAAGAAAAGAGTAGAAAGATTACATGATATGGCAGCTTTATTTGGAGGTCAAGTGTTTGACAAAGACTCTGATCCTGATACGTTTGATCCTAGTTTTCTAGGAGAAGTAGAAAAAGCAGAAATTACAGACAAAGACACTGCTTTTATTGGAGGCTCAGGTAAAACTGAAACTATCGAAGCTAGAGGAGCTTTTATTGAATCTCAGCTAAAACATTATAAAGGTAACAAGTACGAAGTAGATATTTTATCTGAAAGACTTGGTAAACTTACTAGTGGTGTAGCTATGATTAAAGTTGGAGCTATTTCTAGAGAGGAAGGTAAAGAATTACTTGACAGAGTTGAAGATTGTAAGCATGCTGTTAGAGCTGCATTAGAAGAAGGAATTGTAATTGGTGGAGGTCAAGCTTTATTAGAAGCAAAGAATTCTCTTTACACAAAGAAGTTTAAGCAAGAAGTGAATGAAAGCCTAAAAGCTGGATACATGTCTTTATTAGATGCAATTGAAGTTCCTTTTAGAAAAATCTTAATCAATGCAGGCCAGATTCCAGAAGTGATTCAAGCAGGTATGGAAAACAGACCTATAGGAACAGGTTATGATGTTAAGTTGGGACAATATGTCTCTTCTATGACTGATGCAGGAATTATTGATCCATATAAAGTAGTAAGAATTGCATTGGAAAGTTCGGTATCTATTGTAGGTACATTATTAACAAGTAATTATGCTGTTATCAATAGAGATGACACCACAACTACAAAATTCACATAAATGAACGTTAAACTACAAAGCATCACACCAGATGTAGAAACAAATATTGTAGAAGTAGCAAGAGTTAGCTCTAGTAGGAAAGACAAAAGTCAAAATCCTGCTGGGCTAATTAACTACTTAATTAAGCACAAACATTGGAGCCCATTTGAACATGGGTTTATCACAATGGAAATAGACACGTCTAAGGCCATAGGTATCCAGCTACTGAGACACAGAAGTTTCACTTTTCAAGAGCTATCACAAAGATATGCTGTTGTTGGGGCTTCAGAATCAGTTGAGTTAAGGCAACAACATGCCAACAACAGACAATCGAGTACAAAAGTGTTTAATCCTATGATTAGAGGTATTCCGGCAAGTGATTTTATAGAAGAACACATTATATATTCTCAAGAACTTTATCAGGAACTATTAAATGCAGGAATTGCCAGAGAATGTGCCAGAATGATCTTACCGATGTCGACCTCGACTACTATTTATATGACCGGCTCCGTGAGAAGTTGGATTCATCTTATAAATATTAGAGAAGATAGTCATGCACAAAAAGAGGCACAAGACATAGCAAAAGCTATGAAGAGTATTTTTATAAAAGAGTTACCCTTAATTTCAGAAGCCCTGGGATGGAGTAACATAACGTAATAATAAATAAAAATGAGTAGAAGTTTATTAGTAAAAAGAACATCCGTATTACCGGAAGAGTACCCTGAATTCTTGCCATTTTTAGATGCAATAAATAACACAATGTGGTTCGTAAACAAGTGGGATTTTAGTTCAGATAAAAATGACTTTGCGAATTTAATGACTGTAGAAGAAAAGCAAGCAAGTGTAAGAAGTTTGTTAGCAATTGCTCAAGTAGAGATTAAAGTTAAAAGATTCTGGGTAAATCTATATGACATGTTTCCTAAACCAGAAGTAGATGCAGTTGGCATATCTTTTGGAGAAAGCGAAGTTAGACATCAAAGAGGTTATAAAAAACCTTTACAAATATTCGGTTTAGAAGAAGAATTTAAAAACTTGGACGAAACGGAATGCATTAGAGACAGAGTAAAATACTTAGAAAAGTATCTCGCTAAAACTAAAAAATCAAATGACATACAAGATTATTTGATGGTGTTGTCTCTTTTTACTTTAGCTATTGAGAATTCTTCCTTATTTGGATTATTTTCAATTGTAAAAGTGATTAACAAAGAAAAAGGTTATCTTAAAGATACAGATAATGTAATTATGGATACAACCAAAGAAGAAAATATTCATGCTTTGTTTGGAATCTATTTAATTAATTTGTTAAAAGAAGAAAATCCAGAAATTTTTCCTGATAATTTTGAAGAGTTATTAAGAGAATGTATGGTAAAGTCATATGAAGCTGAAGCAAAGATTATAGATTGGGTATTTGAAGCAGGAGATTTATCTTACTTGAAAAAGGAAGAAGTAAAAACCTACATTAAATACAGAATAAATTATTCTTTGGAATTGCTAGGTATGAAAGAACTTTATACATTGAACATTGAAGAGTTAGAGAAATTTGATTTCTTTGAGTTAGAACAATCTTCTACAATACACGTTGACTTTTTCCATAAAACTAGTCCAAACTATAATAAATTTAGTAGGGCTGCTAACACAGATGATTTATTTTAAATATGGTAGAAAAATATAAATGGATAAATGAGCCTAGTATGGCTTATTTAAACGATGGAGAAAAAGGATACTTATTACCAGGAGAAACTCCAGAAATAAGATTCGAAAAAATTGCAGAAACAATTCAGGAAGTATTAACAAACTCTCCTCACTTTAAAGAGAAGTTTTTAAAGTATTTAGACTTAGGTTTTTATGCTTTATCTACTCCTTTTATTACTAGTATAGGGAGAAAAAGTGCTTTACCATTTAGTTGTAGTAATCAACATATTGGTGACTCACTAGGAGAAATTGCATTTGCTAAAGGGGAATCAGCCATCATGACAAAAGTTGGTAAAGGATGCTCAGGATACGTTGCCTTAAGAGGTCAAGGGACAAGTATTACAAACAGTTCAATTCCATCTCCAGGTAGTCTTTATTTTGCTGAAGGTTTTAACCAATTGATAAAAGAGGTTAACCAAGGAATAAGAAGAGGATACATGGCACTTTACTGGGACATTGAGCACCAGGATATAATGGGAGTACTTGATATTCAAAGGGATAATAACCCTATTGACAAGCTTAACTATGGAGTCTGTATTAGTAGAGATTTCTTGGATAGGGCTGCCAATGGGGAAGAAAGTATTGTTTCCAAAAGAGACAGTACTGGTAAGATGATAGAAGGTTTTGTACCTTGTAGAGAGATCTTACTGAAGTACCACGAGTCTAAGTTTATGACCGGATTGCCATACACTTTCTTTAAAGATAATGTAAATGATGCAAAACCAGATGTTTATAAAGACAATAATTTTGAAATTAAATCATCAAACTTATGTACAGAAATTTTAGAAGTGTCTGACGAAAAGTATTCTTTTGTATGTGATATAGCTGCCATGAATGCAACTATGTTATATGAAGAGGGTTTTGAAGATGCAGTAAAAATGCTTGCTTATGCTTTAGATGGATTACACACTATTTACCAAAGAACTTTATTGTCTTGGAAAAATAGTCCAAGAAAAGAAGATAATTATAAATGGATGTTCCTTGAAAAAGCTTACAACTCTTCTCATGATTTTAGAGATATTGGTGTAGGATGTACAGGATACCATACAGCTTTACAGGAACAGAATTTAGCTTTTGAATCAATGGAAGCTAAGTTTTTTAATACTTCATTGTTTAGTACAATACAAAAGTACACTTTGGAAGCTTCTAAAGAATTAGCTTTAGATTACGGGACTCCAAAAATGTTAGAAGGGTATGGAAGAAGAAACTGTCTTATGAATGCAGTGGCTCCAAATACATCTTCTGCTTTTATATTAGGTCAGATCTCTCAGGGGATTGAGCCAATCTTTAGTAATTATTACATTAAAGATATCGCTGGAGGAAAACATATAATTAAAAACAAGCAATTACAGATGGTCTTAAAAGAGTTAGACCTCGACACAAGAGAAATCTGGAAAAGCATTGCTGACAATGATGGATCTGTAAGTCATATTGAAAAGCTTACAGCTCATGATAAAAACGTTTTTAAAACATTCCAAGAGATTGCTCCAATGGAAATTCTTATACATGCATCTGCTAGACAGAAGTTTATAGATCAGGGACAATCAGTTAATCTTATGATTAATGACAAAGTGGGATATAAAGAGGTAAATGGACTTTTATATAAAGCTTCAGAATTAGGAATTAAAACCCTATATTACCAACATGGTACAAATGCAGCTCAACAACTAAGAAAATCTTTGTTAGAGTGTGACAGTTGTGCAGGATAAAAACAACAAGATATGAAAGAATGGAGCTTAATTAAAAAAATTAAGGGATTAAATTTAGAGGAAAAAATGTTTTGAATTAGATGTGTTAAAAAAAAGTACACATCATGAAGAAAAAATTCCAGAATTTACCGAAGAAATTGAAAAAAATGGGTTTTGAAATATTTGATGTTAAAGGGTATCAGTTTATAACTAGTGATGGAGTTTACAGAATTACACATAAAAGTGAAATTGTTGGCCTTGAATAAGATAAAATTATGGCAGTAGGATTTATAGTAGAAGAAGGAGCAAAATTACCAAAATTTGGTAGTGATTTAGCTTCAGGAATGGACGTAGAGGCTTTTAAAATACTAAAAGTTTATAGAGGAGACCGGGAAATTAGCCCAGAAAATCTATTAAAAGTACAGGAAGGTTTTAATGATAGAGGTTATATTAAATTAAGGTCTCTTGAAAGGATTTTATTTGGGACAGGGTTAAAACCTATTTTACCTAGTAACATAGAGTTACAAGTAAGGTCCAGAAGTGGAATATCTTTAAAGAGAGGACTTACAGTATTAAATTCTCCTGGGACTGTAGATGCAGATTATAAAGGAGAAATTGGAATAATAATGTATAATTCGACACCTTTTTTAAATAAAATTGAAAAAGGAGAAAGAATTGCACAACTAGTACAAGCCGAAGTGTCTAGACTCCCAGTAATGGAAGTAGGAATAGACAAAATTTCAGAAGGAGGAAGAGGAAGTTTGGGATTTGGTAGTACAGGACAAAAATAGAAAATATGGTATTTGACAAAGAGTTTCAAGACAAATTGTTTTGGTTTTACTCTCTTGAAGATGATAGAAGAGTAAGAGAACAAGGAAGAAGTACTATTTTAGCCATGACTTTATTAAAAGTAGCGTTGACTAGCCACAAACAAATTAGGTATGATGTAGATCATCATATTATAGCTGGGCACAGTCATCAAACTTCAGGTCACATGTTAGATTTAATACAAAAAGCATCGATAGGACTTAGAAATGAAACAGGAATAGAGATAAGATTAGATTTCGATAGAAGAAATATGTCTTTTACAGCTACACAAATGGGACACGGAAACAGTGTATTGATGAATTTTAGACCAGAACGCCCAAATCAAGGGTTTCCGGTTTTTCCAAAACAACGAGAAAGAGAATTTCCGTACGAAAAATTACAAGAAAGACTAGAGTTTTTATTATTAAGAAGAAAATTATTATTATTATAATGGGAAGATTTTACAGAGCAAATGAAGAGTTTACAAATTACCTAATTGAATTAGGATTAACTTTTCACCAAACAGAAGCAGTAGCAGATTCAGAGATCAAGTATTACACGGATCACAAAACAGGAAAACAAGTCAAAGTAGACAATAAGTTTTCTTTTATTACATTTCTAGACAATAAAGGAATGTATGTTGATGGAGCTACAAGCTTCACAGACAACCAAATAACAAGTTTCATGGAAGATTAAAAACATTAAAGCATTATGCAAGATAAACAGATTATTATAGGAGGAAGTTATTCTCTATTCAGCACTTTAAAAAGTATTGCATTAATTTGTGCTTTTTTCATAATGCTTAAAATGTATTTTGGGGAAAGAACAAGTAGAATAGAACAAGAATTATTAATAGAGGCTAGTACAGATGTGCTACAGACCTGGAAAAATAAAAATGGAGAGAGTTTAGCGAAGATTCAAGTTTTAGAAACTCGCAACAAGAAAACATTTTTGGCTTTTCAAAGTCAAGACAGCACAATCATAGAACTGCAAAAATTAGTAAAAGACAATAGGAAGCTTTTTAAGGATAGCAAAGGAACTGCAAGCATAATCAAGTCAGAAACAAATATAGATGCCACTGTAGTCACAGATGTTACCCAGGATGAGAATTCCAGCCCAATCTATACAAGTAACATTGTAGATGATTGGTATAAAGCAAATATTGTCTCTAGTAAAGATTCTACAAATTTAGTTATTCAATCATTTCATAGTATTAGTTTAGTTATGGGACGAGAAAGTCAGGGATTTTTAAAGAAAAAGAAATCCTTTGCAATAGCAAAAGACTTGAACCCGTATTCTAATATTAAAGATATGAGAATTTATAGCATAGTAGAAGAAAAGAAAAGATTTGTAGTAGGTCCATACGTTGGAATTGGTACAGGAGGATCTTTAACTTTTCAAGGTCAGGTAGGAATAGGAGTAACCTATAAATTATTTGAATTTTAAAAGTATAAATTATAAAAGTATGAACTTTAAAGAGTTAAGAAAGAACATGATTGTGTTAGTAAATACAATCAAAGAATTAAAACCAAGTAGAAATTTATCTTTATGTTTAACTCATGTTCAAACAGCAATGATGTGGTCAGGAAGCTATTTAAAATTTACTGGAACAGGAGATAATCCTTATTCCAAGTCAGATGGAAAAAGAAGAACGATAGTAGACATTGAACCAATGTTTGATAACACAAGTAAAACTTTAGATGTAGCTCTAATTAAGGAAGATATAGTAGTAGTGGTAGATCAAATAAGAACTTATCTACAAGAACAAAAGGATATTTTAATTCAGTTTGTATTAAACGAAGAAGAAAACCGAAATTTAACCCCAGAACAAAGTATAGAAGCTAGTGTTTGCTTATCTAATATTTACAAAAGTATTGCAGAAGCAAGAATGTGGTTAGGTATGGAGTTGGGAAGATTGCGAGATGAGGGAAAGTAGAAACTGCAGCAAAATATCAATACTTATACCACGTAATTTGGGGTAAATTAGATGCTTTACTAAAAGCAGAATTAAAGAAATCTTATCAAAATTAAAAAGGGAGCCATTTGGCTCCCTTTTTCTTTTTTCTTACAATAGGTTATTTATCCCAGTAATGTTTATATAAAGATTTGTAGCCAGGCATAAGATTTCCGTCTGGGTCCATGTGATAATCTTTTATTACAGGGTACTTTCCTTTCCCTTCGTTATAATAAGGATTATCTACTACTTTAGTTGCTTTTTTCTTTTTCTCCTCTCTAGAGTAAGAGTCTCCGTATTCAGATACAAGTTTATCTATTTCTTCTCTCCTAGCTTTAAGTCTTTCTTTATTAACTTTTTCTATTAATGGAGCTTTGATTTGATCAATAAAATTTTCAGCGTCGTAATCTCGCTTGGATTTACTTCCAAAGCCAAGAGAAACCCAATCTTTAAGCCCTGAAGGGGTTATAAATCTACCTGCTTTTACTGCAAATTTGCTTTTTCCCCTGTTTGGTCCTCCTACATATTCTCCTGCAGGAATACTTGTTAAAAGATCTAACCCTCTTTTAGTTCCAAATAAATCTCCATCTCTAACTAAACCTTCAGAATTAACTAGCATGTTACTATCTGAAATAAATCCAGATAATGTGTTTTCTAAAATGTAATACATTGCGGTATCTGGGTCTTCGTACAATCTATGAAAGAAACTTCCTTCAGGGCTGTAAAAAGGGGCTTTCTCTCCCCTAAGAACTAATTTTTTATGCTCTTCTTTTTCATCTTCTCCAGGGTAAAGCATCATCATTACTCCTGCTTTTAAAATTAAAAACCGAAGAGTGGCAGCAATAGAGGTAGAAAGAAAATGCATGTCTTCTTGTATTTCTCTTACTTTATCTGGAGTAAATTCTTCTCCTTTAGAATCTGTTTCAATACCAGCCCCCATTATTTTTTTAATCCTATCACTGTCAATAAAAGGTTTTTTAGTCACAGGATTAACGATCATACTTATAGTTTGAGCAGCTAACCCTAAAGCCATTTTGCCATTACTATGAAGCATTTTTTTATTCATTCCTAAAGCATTTGTATAATGTAAAATAGTAGCTTTAATTTTATTTTTGTCTTCAATAGCTTCTGCTTGCATAGTTCTTTTATTGTTATACAAAGTATATCCAATTAAACCAGCAGCCATAACAAAAGGCCCAACAGCAACAAGACTTGTTGTAGTAGCTGCAGAATATGCTACAGCTTTTGCTAATATTAAAGCAGAAGCTACACCAGCTTGTTCATTACTCCCTAATCTTTTTAATACTTTAAATTTCTTTTCAATAGTCATTATTGCCCATTTCTTAAACATCAAAGTCATAGCACCAAGAAAATACTTTTCTGCTAATACCGTATCTATGTCTCTATACCCACCATTTATAAAAGCAATTTGTTTAGGGATATGTCCTGATTCTCCAAATAAATCTGCAGCTCTAGAAGAAGTATTAAAAATAAAAGTATCTCTATTTTCTTTAGTATTAAACTCTTCTTTTAGCACTAAGTTACCATTAGTATCTTTATCTGTATTAAAAGCAGGAAAACTCATAGTTTCTGTGTCAAACATTTTAATAGAAACTCCATTTTTATCTTTAATATCTAATTTTGACATTAAAGAAATAATTTGTGGTCGTTGAATTGTCTTTTCTACCTCACTTACAGAGTTCATAGGATTTTCTAATACTGCATTAAAGGCATTTCTTGATCTGGATTTCTCCATAGTAAAAATTTCATTTCCACTGTTTTGGAAAAGACCATATCTTCTCAACATTAAATCAGATATTTCTCTTGCTTTTTTAGCTTCTGGACTAGGGTTAATCCCTCCTCTTACACCAAAATGATAATTTACTTTATGGTAAGTTCCAGCATCCCAAAATCCTTTTCTCCCATCTACTTCCTGTGCATTTAATCCTGCAATAGTCATGTTTGTCCATTGGGCTGCAGCGTTCACAGAGAAAGCTGCAACTCTGGGTAATTTCATAAAAAATGCTTCTGCCACGGAGCCAAAAGTAAGAACCTTCCCATCACTGTCCAGAAACTCTTCAAAAGCCATGATTTCTTTAGATATTAAATCTTTTTGAGGTCCGTCTGGGAGATCCGCTTTGAATTCTTTTAATCTTACAATAGAAGCATCTGCTGCTGCTCTTACTTTTTTTTGATGTTCGTTATAAAACCTAGTAAATTTTGTAACTTTAAAATCTGATAAATTAAACTCTCCTCCAAGCTTGTTCCAATTTGCACGATTGTTAATTCCAAACATGTTCCGTTCCATAAAATAATCTGCTACTTCTTTAATATTTTTTCTGTCTGTTTTTTCACTTATAAAGTTTTTAATGAAATTCATCTTATACTCTATTTCTTTTTTTGCCTTAAATTTTTCTGCCATTTCAGAAACAGAAAGAATGCTATCAATTAAATCGTCTTCTTGATTCTCCATAACAATTTCTCTGGCTTCTTCTTTAGCTTTTTGTTTTTGAGCCATAGTAGGTTCAGCATATCCTCCAATAATTTTTCTGGCAATCTCATCTATTTGTTGATCCACAGTTTTAATTGCACCTGATATACTTTCAGAAGAATCTTGGTATCTATCTGTTGCTAAAGCACTGTGCATAGTTTTTAAAGTTTTTGTAGACAAAACTCCAGCCATTTGCATTGCAAAATTCTTAGTTTTTTTAGCTACACTTCCTAAACTGTACTCAGTTAAATCATTAGGATTTTGATTAAACCCATTAGCTGTGTTGTATTCCACTAAATCAGCCATGTGTCCCCAAGCTTCATTTAAAATTGGGTCATTCTCAATTGTTTTAAAATTGCTGTCAAAATGTTCTACTTTTTTAGGAGTATAAGAAATAAATTCTAGATCAGCTAATAGATTGTCTACCAACTTTTTTTCTCCTTTTACATAAAAAGCTTTTGTAATTTTGTTAGTTCCTTTATTCCTAAAATTTTCTGAAAAAATAAAAGGGGATTTTGCATAAAGATAATCCAGGTGCCTATTGTATACACCTTCAGGAATATTTCCCTCCAATTCTTGATTTTCAGAAAGCTTAAATCTGTCTCGTAATCTACTTTCTCTTTGAGTCTCAAAAATATTAAACGAATGGATGTTTTGAATTTGTTCTTTTACAATTTTATCATATTCTCTTGCACCAATCTTATCAATCCTTTCTGTTTTATAGTCTGCAGCATCTTTTGCACTCATAAAAGAGGCAGAAAATTTACTAAAAGTTGGGTCTCCAATAATTTCTGGTATCCTTGTTGCATCTATAAAATCTGAATTTTTGTTCAAATTATCAAAATGAGCATTAATTTGTTTTACTTCGGCCCTTGTTTTAGAAGGAGAGTATAAAAATTTATTTATTTTATTTTGAGAAATTAAATTTAGACGTTTAAAATCTACCCACAAAGGAGAAAATTTACCTACCAATTGATGAGAAGTACTACTTTTTCTCTCAAAAATACTAAAATCCACTCTCTTATTAAAACCCGTCCCTTTTGTTTGCTTTAATTCTTTAAGTCTTTTTGCTAATTTGTTTTTAATATTATAAAGTTTTTCTCTTTTTTCTTTGTTGTTATTAATATACATTGCATCTGCATACACTTTTTGTAAAATAGAAAGTAAAACATTACTTTCTTCTTGTCCTTCTAGAGAAGTGTAAAAAGATTTACCAATACTTATGTCTTTGTTTGTTGATTTCTCTCTTTTTAAATAATTAGAAATTTTTTGCATTCTAGTTAATTCGCTCTTAACTTCTTTTACCATCTGATTGTTAAACAATCTTTCTGCCTCTTCTACTAATTGATCTTCCCCTAAATCTTTATATTCTTCTTTTCTTTCTATGTGACTTTTAATATAATTTTTAATAATGTCAATAGTCTTAACATCCAGTTCTTCTCTTAATAAAGTAACATCTGCTTTAACTTTTTTAAGTTGTTCATGGACTTTAGAATCCTCTTCTTCAATTTGGTGCAATGGCTCAGTAAGTAACCCTCCTTCTTCATCACTAATCAAAAGATCTAGCATTTCTAGGTATCGATTTATGGTCTGTATATTTTCTAAATTAGGGTTTTTTGCTAATCTTTTTACATTCCTAATATCTTTTTGGATACTTTCTAAATAACTGCCTAATTCTTCGTCCGTTTTTTGAAGATTATAAATATCTGTGTAAAGAGCTCTAATTAAATTGTTTAACTCTTCTACTTTGACTACTTCTTCATTAGTTTGTACTTTATTTTTAAGTAAATCTCTTTGTTTTTCTAAATCTTCTTTTAAAAGCATTTTTTGTCCTAGCACATTTTCATAGGAAAATTTATTGTATACAGGAGTTGAACTTGGCATGTCATTAAAATAAAGATTTCTTCCTCTTTTAAGTTCTTCTATCCTAGCTTCTAAATCTTTGTTTTTTTGAAATTCATTATCAGAATCAATTTTATCTTGTAAAGATTTATTAATAATTTTAGTGTCAGAAGTCTGATACACTTCTATTTCTTCTCCAGTTTTTCTTACTCTTATAATCATGTTACCAGAAAAAGACTGCCCATTAATTAAGGCAGCTTTTTTCTTGGCTTCTGTATAATTTTTATTAGAGAGTAACTTAATTGCATTCTGAACTTGATTGTCAAATATTGATTTTACTTCTATTTCTTGTGTTTTACAATTTGCCATTATTTACATGTATTTTTAGTTATTTTCATAGATGGTAATAACGTTACACTATTTTCATCTACCACATCATTTGAAGGATCTCCTGAGTTATCTTGCTCATCCATTATCATTTGTTCTTGTTGAGCAAAAAAGTCTGGAGGTGGACCTTCATTTTGTTCTTTTTGCTGTCTTATTTGTTCCTCAGTTACTTGTGGATTTTTTTCCACAGGTTTTTGTGCTTTTCTGTCTGTAGCAACTTTTTCTACAAAAATGAAACTAGCTTTCATAGCTTGCAAAGCTATGGTATTTTCTGCTATTCCTTCTCTTTTTCCAATTCTTTTTATCATGTCAGTAATAAACTTCCCAAATTTTTCTATGATATTAGAGTCTGATTTTAGGTATTCTATCTTACCGGCAAACTTTTTAAAGTTTTTATTGTTGCCTAGAGAAGTTGCAATAAATTCATTTAAGTCTACAGAAGGATAAAATATGTCTATGTCTTCCGGAGTAAAAACAACGGAGGTAGGCAATTTTGCATCTGCATCTGCTTTGTACTCTTTCCACTTAGCCAAAAATTCTTTATATCTAACTTGAGTTTCTGGATTTGAAGATAAATGATTTCTATATGCACTAAGCACATTGTTTAAACCCACCAATTCACTTGGAGCATTTTCTTTCAAATCTCCAAACTTGTCTAAGTTAGCATTAACTTCTGTTGCAGTAATTAAATGTAAAGTTTCATGCATAAAAGTTGTTGCTAAAGATTCTCTGTCGGCTATTAATTCTGGGTTTAAAACTAAATACATCCCTTTAGAAACTCTTCCTTGAAAGTCTCCTTCTTGGTAATTTAATACTTGTCCGTCTTGTACAAAAGGAATTAAATAATCAGCAATTTCTGCCATATTAGAGTAATCTCCATACTCTCCATTTTTAATTTGAATTAAAAAATCTTTTACTAGAGAACCATTTTTTGGTACATTCCCAAATTTTTGTTTTGCTACTGCTTCTAATTCTATTCCAGAAACATCTTCAACTGTTTTTACTTTCTCTTTTCCTAGTACAGAAGTTACTTCTTTTTTTCCAAATTCGTATTCAGCCATTCCATTTTCTCCTAGGACATCAACCCTAACATAATGTTTTTGTCCTTCTACTTTTTGATATATATGCCATTTTTCTTGTCTAAGTTTACTTTTATTTATTAGCTTTTTAGCAACAAAGTCAAGCTCAGTTTCTCCACTAACAGCAGTGTAAACTTTATCCCCATTTTCAAGAACGTGTTCTTTCATTGGAGTTTGTTCTATTGAATCTGGATTATTTTGGAAATATTGTTTTTTAAATGATTTTAATAAACCGGAACCACCACCTTCTGTGTTAAACGTATTAAGCAATCTTAACTTATCACTAATACTAGAAGTACCCCCTTTTTTATTTTTGAAGGTCATATCGTCTAAGTATTCAATTGGTAAAAATTTATGAAACCCTAAAGCCCCTTGTACCACACCTCCAGAAACATAAGAATAGGCAATTAATTCCTGAGCTAACATTCTGGTAGTGTATGCCTCCTCAACTCCATTTCTTTTAATGTTTGGAAGTTTAGTTTCCTCTGCTATCAACTCTTTAAAAGAAAAGTATATGGCTTCTTGATTAGCTTCGAAAGATTCTTGGTTATTAAATGTAATTAAAGATGGCTTACCATTTTCTCCCATTGGAGTTTTTAAATAATTTAAGAATAAATTGTTTTTTATCTTGTTAACACCATCTGTGTTTTCTCCATTTATTTTTAAGTTGTTTATATAAGTACTTAAAGATTCATGATTAGCTTCTTTGTTATCGATAAACAAATCTTGTCTTGTTTGTTTAGCATCAATATCAAAAAGACCTAAATTCTTTTCACTAGTCAAATATTTTTTAACTTCTTGAAAAATTTGCTCTTTAGCTTTAATAACTGCAAAAGTATTATTCGCATCTATTTTACTGTCTTTAATAATATCTTCAATAACAGTATTTAGATATTTGTTTTTTGCCGGAAAAAGATTAGTAAACAATCCTTCACTTAAAGATAAAGCAGTACCCACCATTATACCTTGATTGGTTGTAGGTGTCATTACTACATTATTTCCTAAATCTATCTGTCCTTCTAATAAAGTCTCTCCTTTTTGAGAAAATTCTCCCACTAAAGTTTCAGCCCCTATTATTCCATTGTCTTTATTAGTAAAAAATTCTCTAAATTCTTTTGCTTTAGTTGTAGACTCCCACATAGATTTACCTAAATTACTTAAATCTACATGTTGCATCAACTCTTTTACTATTTTTGCTTGCCCAGCTAAATTTGTATACATAGCAAGTATCTCTAATTGGTTAGTCCCATTTGCATTATCCCCTAAAACAATTTGATTTTGTAACATTTCTGCTGTAAAATCTTCATTTCTTTGATCAGAAACAAAAGTCTCTTCCCCATTTACAGTTTTAAGCTCTCCGTATCTTCCTCCAACAAATATGCCTGGCTTTCCTTTATAATTTAATCCTCCAGGAGTAGTATTAGTAGGAGTGTATTTTTTTAATAACTGATTTATAGCCTCTTCTTTAGCTTTTCCTCCAAACTTTGTAGTAATAGATTCCTTCTCATTTATAATTGCAAAGTACTCTTTAATTATTGGTTGAGAGTGCAGCAAGTAAGGTATAGAATGTTCTGTGTAGTAAACAGGCTTTCCGTCTACTTGTGCTTCTCTGTGAAAAGGTGCTCCTTTTACATAATCTTTTACATCTAACACATTAAATTCTGAATCAAATCCTAATAAAGACAGTAAACTATCTACTGCAATTGCATCTTTATGGTTTAATCCTGTTCTGCCAAGTATTTGAGCTATTTCATTATCTGTTCCTGTGTTTGTTCTTTCATCTAACACAGCTGATATTCTTCTAATAAATTTTTTAAACATTGGGTCTTTAGAAGCTAAAGTAAGCATCCTTCCAAATTTTCCTTCACTCATTAAGTTACCAATTCTTATCCTGGTAAAGTTTCCATCTTTGTCCCCTAACCTAACATCATTTTCAACACTTACTTGTTGTTGTATTAAACTGTGCATTGTTACAGCTTTAGCATAAATACCAATAGCATCTTGGCCAGTAGAACCGGCATTCATTTTTTCCATTTGATATTTTGGAGAAAGAATATTAAAACTATTTGATCTAGCTTGTGACAGCAAAGTAATATCATCTGCTTGCTTTTCTGCATAAGACATAGATAACACTTTGTTAATTTGTTTTTGAGTTTTTACATTAGAATATACAGAATTATGAACTTTAATAAATTTATTTTCTAATAATTTAAGATCAAAATTCTTACCTAAATCTTCTTTAATGTCTTGAATAAGTTCTGCAAATTCCTCGTCCGAACGAATAGAAGATAAATCTCCTAACCCTTCGATAGAATCTGCAAGTCTTACTGCAGCAGCTACTTTGTTTTCTGCTCCTTTTTCTTTGTTAGAATTTGATTTAGCTGACTTTGTGTACAAAGATTCAATTTCTACTAATATTTTTGTTTTTTCTGCAATGTAAACATCTTTGTTTTTTTCAGTTAATTCTTTTATAGAACCATCTTCCATTACTATATGGTTGTATTGGTAAGCTGTTAAACTATCAATATCAAAATCCTGCCCCATCTGAGCAATAAACCCTTTAGGAGTAACAACTAAATCTCCAGACTCTGGAGGTAAAAATCCTACCACTTCGACAGAAGTACCAAGTCCATGAGAAGAAGTTGGAATCCTAAAAACAAATTGTTCTAATAATTTAGCATCAACCATTTTTTCCTTGATTCTTATAATGCCATCTACTTTTTCTAAGTATACTCCATCTTTTCCATCAAATTCTTCAAATAAATCAATTAGTTTACCATTTAATTTAAACTTAGAAGGTACTAAAATCTGAGCTTTTGATAGCCCTCCATCTTTATTTCTTGTACTTTGTAAAGTACCTCCTTTAAAATCTCCTAAGTGGATAATTCTACTCTTTTCAACTTCTTGGTCTTCTATTACTTCAAATCCATTTTCAGATGCAGTAACAAATTTGTTCCCGGCTATTTTTTGCTTAAATATTTTATTGTTAATTAAAGCATTTAACATTGATTCATACTTATTACTGTTACCAGATAACCATAAAGGCAACTTAAAAGTTTTTCCTCCTTTACCGTCATCTACTAAAGTTAAAGTTTTTAAATCTTGTTTAGAAAAACCTCTGCTTTCTGCTTCTCTTCTTAAAAGAACTTCCAGTTTTTTCATAAATTTTTCTGGGTCTTTAGCTTGTAAAGAATCATCTAAATTTAAAGCCTTTAAAAACTTATCTTTTTTCATGCCAATCATAGCACTAAAAATTTCATGGAACTCTGTTTGCAATTCTTTACCTGCCATTGGTTTTCCTTCGTATTCAAATCCATCCATGTCCATAACACCATCCCCCATAAGTAACTTAAAGATCTGAGTTCCCATAGAAACAGAATCATCTTGAACTACTTTAGATTTAAAAGGGACATCTTGTTGTATTTTAAAATGTTCTCTTTTTAATTCTAACATATTTTTTGCAACAATAGGTTGATTAAAATCTTTAATTGTATTTTCTTGAGTTAAAGCCCCTACTTTATTTGCTGTTTGATAAGAAGCTCTTACAGTAGTTTTGTAAACTTTTTCTACTTCTTCCATATTTTTTCTTAGAGCATCTAAGTTTCTTCCCACAGTTAATTGAGGTATTAATGGAAAAGAAGAAGATTTAATATAAACCATTCTGTTTACATCTTGCTCAACATCCATTACTGTTCCAGAATAAACTGGTTTAATAGGTTGTAAGATTAATTCTACTTGTGTCAGACCATTAATGTCAGTATTTGCATCTTGGATAACAGTGTCTAGAAGCATTTTTTTAGGAATTTCTTTTCCTTTATTTTTTGGGTCTGATAAAAATTTATTTTGTGCTGCAATTTTAGCCTTAATGTTTTTTAGGGTTTTAACAGGAACTCTTCCTTGCTTTTCTAAAATATATAAGTGTTCTTGTGTCGTTGTGTATTCCTGTGCATCAGTACTTTCGATGTCAATGAACTCAGCTATTCTGCCAAACTTGTTTTCAAGTTGGCTTATATATTGTCTATTCCCAGTCTGTAGATTTTTAACCATGTTTCCATAAGATACTCCATCTTCATTTTTTTCACTTAATGCAGGTTTCCCATAATGCCATTCTATAATGTCAGCTAAATTATCTGCTGCTCCATTAACATCTTCTAAAAACACTTGCATGTAAGAATTGTTGTTAGAGTCTGTCAGCACACTCCCCGGTGCAATCATAGATGCCATTCTTTTCCCTAAGTTAATAGCGAGTTGATTAGAGATAGAATTTTGTTCTGCCACATTTTTAGATGTTGGGTCTCCTTTTGCTTTGTAGTATAAAGCTGGATCTCCAGACATTAATTGCATGTAGCTCATGTTTGTTAGCATAGAGTTTAAAATAAAATCTACTTCTGCAACATTCATATTTTCTTCAACAGTACCTTCTCTTTGTTTTAAATAGTTAGCATTATTAAATCCATCTATCTTGTCATTAAATTGAGTAAGATCTTTTACGTTGTTTTTTGCCTCTACAGTTACATTGTCTTGTATTAATGCCCCTGCGGATTCTCCAAATTGACTCTGAATTTCTGCAAGAATTTCTGACTGCTCTTTACCTTCAAGACTCTTTACAACCTCGATTATGTTTTGCCCTTTTCCGTTTAAAATAGTATTTAGCTCAGGTATAAGATTAAATCTTACTGCCCCTTTGTCATATAAAGTTTTGTCATTATTACTTCCTCCCTGTATATTAGTTTTCTTAACAGTAGTAACAAAATTTACCATTCTTTTCAACTCAGGAAGAACTAATTGATCATATAATAATCCTTGAAGGTCTTCATTAAATGATATTTTTCCATCTTCAATTGTAAAAGCTTTTCCAGATTCTTTATAAAAATCAAACACTCCTGTTTTTAAAGACATCATTCTTCCTTTATCTGAGTTGGTCAATGTATTCATTTGAGCCATTCTAACTTTAAAAGGTAACCCTGCTATATCTTTTTCTTGTCCTTGATTTCTGTTTTGAAAACCGGCTCTTTGAGTAAACATGTAATCAATAGAACTCAATTGATCTATCCCAGCATTTAACGGAGATTTTTTGTATAGTTCTTTAAGAGACATTAAGTCCATCATTCCGTGATCAAATTGTTTTGCAAAAACATCGTCTTCCATTAACATTTTTAATAAGTAAGAATCCTGGCTAAAACTTAAGCTTTGTAATTCTTTTAAATATTTCTTTTCTCCTTTTGGATCTAAAGCAGATCTTTTTATTTTATTAATTTGCTCATAAAAATATGTTAAGCTTTCTACTTCAGAAACACTTTTACCATTAATATATCTCGATGTACTTCCATAAGAAGGATTGTTAGTTACTTCTAATTCTGATAGTTGTTCTAAAATAGAATTCATGTCAGAAAAAGGGTGATTTTCTGTGTTGTCGTAAAATTCTATATCTTTTTTACCACTATTAAAAACAGCATACTGCATAAGATTAGAAAACAAATTACCTGATCTCATTTCCTTTTCAGACCCTAAAAACAATTCACTAAATGTGGCTTTCTTTAATCTTCCTCCACCTTCAGATACATTTAATTCTCCTTTTCTCAGAGAATTCCAAGTATTTTCAGACAAAGTAATACCAAATCGATTTAACCATTTTTGGTAAACTTCATTAGATTGATTTTCTGTACCTCTTTTTTCATACCAACTGTCCCATTCTTCTAAAGCTGCATTTAATTCTTTTGAATTAATTGTTCCTTCATCGTTAATAGTTGAACGTTTAAAGTTTTCTCTCCACCCATCTATTACTGCTCTTTTAGCTTCATTAGCATTACTGTCAAAAAAACTACTTACAACTCCTTTAGAAGAGTCATAAGAAAGAGTTGCAAATTTTGCATGTATTTTTTGCTTGTACATGTTATAAACAAATTGATTCTTAACTTGTTCGTCTGAACTTCTTAATTTTTCAATTAAAGATTTCATCCATGGAGCTGAATCTTGTCTTTTATCTAACAAACTCATCATCTCGTTAAAGTTGGGAGTTAAATTAATGTCACTAGAAAGAGATAAAGATATGTTGTCATACATTTGTTTAAATGATGCATACTGATCTAATCCCATAAAACCAGTTTCTCCAGTTTTTATCTGAGCAAATATTCTTTTTAAAGCTGTACCTACTTTATCAATAGGTTTAGTTTCATTACTTGCTTTACTAAAATCTTTAACATTTTCCGTAGTTTCATCTTCTGTAAATTCATCTGTAACAAAAGAAACATTAACTGCTTTGGTAGAAGCTTCTCTTAAGATTCTATCCATACCCTCTAATATTTTTTCATTTTGTTCTACTGCAGTTTCTAAAACTTGTTTAGTTTTGTAAACTACGGTATTTTCGTCAAAAGCCTCTAATTGAGAAATAGCCTGGTTTAATTTCTCTATTTTTAATGTTAAGTCTTTACTTAAACTATTTTTAACTTCTTCATAATTACTTTCTTTGTCTGCAAGTTTTGCAAATAACCAATCTACTACATTTTGCTCGTCTTTTATACTAACTCCTTCTGTTAAAACAATAGACTTACTAACTTCTTCCGCTGTGCTCATTTCAGCCACAACTAAATCATTATTTTCACTAGCAGGAGCAATACTTAGATTTAGTTCTTTTGCTAAAGCTATAGCATTTTCCATTGCAACTTCCCTTTGAGCTTTTTGTTCTAAAGATAATTCTGTAGAAGATTCAATTTCTTCTTCTATAACTTCCGCTACTTTCTTAGCAACTTCTGGAGTCTTTTTCTGAGCTTCTACTTTTTCAACTAAAGTTGGTTCTTGTTTAGTAGAGATAGGTTTAATTTTAATTTTTTGTTGTGGAGCAATAGTATACACAGGTTTAGACTCTGTTCCTACATTGTATCCCATAACATTTGTAGACAATCTTTCTTTTAGAAAGTCTTCATAGGTTTCTGCAATATCAACAGTCTCCCCATTTACAATTTTAGGTGTAATTTTAATTGCCTCTACTATGTATTTACCATTTTCTTTTCTTATACTAAACATTTTTTTAGTATAAGCATACTTAGTATGTTGAACAAAGCTTGAAGCAGGAGTGGTAAACTTATTTGTTTTAGTGTTGTATCCCAGTAACATATCTCCCAGCTTACTTCCTGACGTTGTTTTCTTACCATTAGGTGTTGGGTCTTGATGTGCAATTAAACCTTCTATTATAGAAGCATAATCAGATTCAATATCTTGTCCAGTTAATTTCAAAACTTGTCTTCTAATATCGTCAGCTTGCTCATTTGTCATGTAATGAGGGTGTCCTTGCTTTGCTAACAATGGGGTTACCCCTGTTTTAGATTTACCAAAACTAGTTATTTTATTTACTGCAGCAACTATCTGAGCTGTTTCAACATCTTGCTTGTTAGCTTCATCTTTTTGATTCTCATCTTTTCTTAATACTTCTAATGCAATATACTTTTTAACTCCATTTTCTGTAGCTATGTGACTTAAGTAATGTGTACGATCTCTTTTTTTAGCTGCTTTGGAAGGCCTTACCTTACCATCTGCACCTTTAGTTAATACTACTTCAAATTCTCCAAACCCAGACTCAAAGTCTCCGTAGTTAAGTACGTCTTCTTGATTAATTTGTTTATTGTCTAAAGTAAATAATTTACCCTTGTTATTCATGTAAATTAAAACTGAATCAGGACCTACTTCATTTAAAGATTTTGTAGGTATGATATTTCCTTCTGAATCCATTTTATCTATTATCTGTAAAGGAGGAAAACTTAAGTTGTCTATAATTTCCACTTCTTCAACAGTTTTATTAAGAATCTCTCTCCTAAATTCTAAAGCCTGTCTTTTGTTTTCATTAATATCTTCTTGGTGACTTTCTGAAAAGTTGTCAAGATCTATCTCGTCCACATCTTGAGAACTGTCTCCTACAGAAGTTTTACTGTACCATTCTACTTCAGTCACAGGAGAAACTGTATTCCCTTCTGCATCTTTGTAAAAAATTGGCACTTTACCAATGTACTCATCAGTAGCTTCAAACTCTGCATCTGACAAATTAGCCGGCTTGTTGTCTTTATACCAAGCTTCAAAAGTTATAGTAGATTCTTCTTTACCATACTTATCTCTCACGGAAACTAAAGTGTCAGCAAGGTCTCTTCCTTCTAACACAAAAGGAAATAATAAAGAACCGATGTTATTTTTATTTGGGTTAACAAGATCTTTTATAGAAAAAGATTTGTTATTTCTCATTTTTGGTATAGCAGATTTTACTTTTATATAAACTTTTTTACCATCTACTATCTGAATCTGGTGCTCAAATTCAATAGCAGAATAATGTAAAGTCATATCTGTTCCATAAGTTTTACTAGCGTTGGGAGAAACGTGTGTTGGAGTCTCACTATGACTTTCATAATTTATAGGAGTACTAGTACTTTTTTTATTAGTTACTTCCTCTTCTTTTTTGTCTTGTTTTATTTTTTCTTCTTCAGAAATAACCTCTGGCCTAGTGTCAGATTGAGGTAAGACTTTTTCATCATTTCTTTTCTTAATAGCTGATACAGAAGAAAAGAATTCTTTATGTAATTTTTTCCAGTCTGCTTTTCCAAATCCTTGCCCTTGCCATAATAAAGCAAAAGTTCTTAAATGAGAATCAAAACTTTCTAAATCCATGTCTCCCTCTAAAATCAAATCATCAATGAATTCTTCAAATGTAGGTTTTTTACCTAGTTTTGTTTCTAGCCTGGATACCCATTCTTTAATGACTCCTGCCATTTCATTAAGATCATTGTTTTCATGTCTCATGTTTCCGTCTTCTCCTTTTACCATAGGCATTAAAGAAAAGAAATCTTCTTCTGAGTTTTCGTCTTCTGGGTTTTTCCTATTAAATTGTGCATCTGGGTCCCCAAATTCTGCAGAATCTTCTTGTGTTTCAGATACTCTAGAATTATTTTTTTGTGCCTGTACTTGTTCTTCTACAGCTTCTGTTCCGTTATCTACAGTTTTTTCTAAAGTTTCTAAATCTTTTGATACTTCTGGAGAGCTTCCTTTTTTAACGGGTTCTTTATTTTCTACTTCTGTAGCAATTTCTTTTTCAAACTTTTCTCTATTTTTTAATAAAAAATCTTGGAGTACAAAAAGATCTAAATTTTTTGTTGCTGCTACCATAATACTAGGTTTTACACCAACACCATATTTAGCTTTTATTCGATCTATAGCATATTGTTTACTGTCTACGTTAGTTCCTTTTTTCTTATTTTGTTTTTCTGCAAATTTGTATTCTTTTTTAAGATCTACAGTTACATCTGCTTCATCTTGAAGCTTTCTTCTTGTCTCTGTAGAAGTCTCTTTTTTTATTTCTTGAGCAAGAAGACCTTCATTCTTAGTTATTGCAACCAAAGCCTCCTCTATCCCTGCCAGTTGTCCATCTCTTTCTGGAGATACTTCTTGACCACTCAATTCAGATTGCTTTTTAAGTAATTGCTTTTTTTGTTTTTTAGAATATCTTTCTTTAGATTTTAAATCAAGAACATAACTTTTGTTTCTTAAGTCTCCGTGTTCTCTCATTTCAGACTCTAAAGCGTTTACTTCATCGATTGCTTCTTGAACATTGTTAATTGATGCTGCTGGTATTAAACCTTTAGCAATAGCATTTTTCATTTCACGAACAAACTTTTTTCCTTTACCTGCTTCAATCATTGACTTACCTAAATTGTAAGTTCTGTTACGATCGATATCATTGGCTTCTTCATTTTTACCTTGTTCTCTCAACTCTGCAATTTTGTTGTTAGTCGCCTGTATACTAAAGTTACCTGCTCCTGCAGCCATTAAAAGTTCATCTACTTTTGACTCTGACAAACCTTGTTTTTTAAATTCAGAAATCATTTTATTAAATGCATTTCTGCTTTCTTTATTTTTCTTTCTGCTTTCTTTATTTTTCTTTCTATCCTTAAAAGCATTATACCCGGTCTTAAGAGAATAAACTCCTTTCATTAGTCCTGACATTAAAAGAGTTTGCCCTGCCACTTGTCCGTAAAAACTTGCAGTTAATAATTCTCCTCTTCTTTGAATCGCTTCTTGATCTGTTTCTCCATATACTGGGACTAATTGAGTCATTACTTCTTCTCCCATCTCTTCTAAGTTACCTCCAATTAAACCTTTAGGGTTTAATTTATCGATAATTGCAGATTTACTCCCTAATTTTTGAAAAGCTTCGTCAAGATTACTTTTAAGAAATGAGTTAAATTGCCCAGCTTTTCCGGCTGCCCTGTTTAAATTTTTAGCCCAAGGCTTTGCAAGCAGCTTTTTAGTCTGAGAGTTTACAAATACTCCTTTAGCTAATTTTCCACCAAAATGTTCTATCACTATTTCTTTAAGTACTTCAGTAAAACCATAAACGGTAGAGTCAAATAATCCTTCAGGTTTTTTAATAGAATTTTTATATTTTTCTATTTCTTTTAATTTAAAATTTAACTCTTTAATTTTGTCTGGATCTTGCTCTGTCATTAAAGAGTCCATTATTTTTTCAGATTCTATTCCAGCTTCTCCTATCATTTCTTTATAGGTAAGCCTGTCTGTAGTAATTTTAAGTTCCCCATCTTCTCCTAAATCAAAATGAATATCTCCATAATATTTATTCATTGATTTTTTCTGAAAATCTGCATGTAGTACAGTTTGTCCTACCATGTTCAAAGACTCTGATGCAATAACACTTGCAATTTCTGCACTTTTTTCTCCCATAGCAGCTTTTGTCATTAAATTTTTCTTTGCAGAAACTTTAGCTGATTTGGTTATCCCTTTCATAAAAAATCTTGGTCCTAACCCCCCTACAAGAAAAGCAGCAGAAGTGTAAGTACCTTCAAGTAAATTATATAGTGTGTTTTGTTCTAGACCTAAAGCTTTTCCTTCACCTGTTAAAGCCAAAGCATTTACTGCAAGGTCTTCATTTTCTGTAAGCCCTTCTCCTGATTCTATTTTTTCATGTAAAGGTTTAAAGTGTCTCCATTTATTGTACACCCCCATAGCTCCAGCCGAAGCTAAATCAATTAAAAACTCGTCTCCCGTAGGATTAAAAGTATGAGCACCTTCTAGAAAATCATTAATTCTAGTTTTTTCTGATTTAAGTTTATTACCTGCATATATTAATAAATGATCATCTGCAGCCATAAAAGGATTCCACGTTTTAATACCTAACTTATCTATTCTTTTTTCAAATTCTTGATAAACTGGCTCTATAGCAGCTTTCATTATTTTTGCAGCTGGTATTCTTAATTGTTTTCTTTCTTCTAAAGCTTTTGTGTATTCTTCTTTTGCTTCAGATCCTCCTTCCATCCCAAAAGAATCAGGAGTTATCAAATCATACAAAGAATTTATTCCTTTTAAAATTGCAATAGTTGCATTTTCCGGATTAAAAAAAGAATTTTCAGCTCTCCATTTATCTAAATACTGATTGTCTTTGTCAACTGCTACTTGAAAACTAGGATTTTCTTTTTCGATTTTTGCTATCTTTGCTTCAACTTCTTTGTGAGCATTAATATGGGTGTCATTTATATTCTCATGCCCTTGCCCTTGCATTTTTCTTAAAGTTTTAATTAAACTAGAATCAACTTCTTGAGTAACTTTTTCTTCTTCGTAAGTTTCAAATTCTTCTACTGTTTCATAAACAGGAATTTCTTTTTTATATTGATCTTCTGCATATGCTGGATAATAAGCTTTTGCTTCTTCAGACAAAACATTGTGCAAAGGATCTTTTTTGTAATTCTCAATTTCTTGTGCTGGGGTAACAGCATTAAGTTTTTGTTCTTTAATTTCCATGTCATTATTTAACATGTCCATTACAGAATTTTCATCCATCTCTGAAGTTAAACTTTTTCCATTTAACTCTAAAGAAGAAACATATTTTCCTTCTCCATCTATTATACCTCCATGAATATAATCATACCCATTTGCCTGTAACATTTTAACGTCTATGTCGTCCATATTATTATTCTTGTGTTTTACTTGATTGAGTATTAGCTTTTTTCTTATCAATAATCCAATTAATAGACATAACTTTTCCTTCGCTATTAACGGCTTGTTTTGGGATCACCCAATTAGAATTTATTTGAGGTTGGTATCCTTCATTGTATTTTACTATTTTTTCTTCTAGTATATCCCCGGGTGCAATATTAAGCAAAGTTTTTGCTAGATTCAAAGAATTTTTAGATACAGCAACTGTTTTTAAATTTGCCCCTCTTCTTGTTAACACAGCTAATGGGACTATTTCTCCTTCTTCTGCATCTCCTATATCCGCATCTCCCTCTTTGTATTTTATAGGTTGTCCATCTAGTCCTAAATAATAACCGGCTCCATCTCTGACTGGTTCTTTACCACTAGTAGTAACTCTTGCTCCGTCTAATAACCTAACTCCGTTTATGATAGTATTGTATCCTTTCGATTGAGACATTTCCAACACTTGTTTTTTCCCGTCCATAACAATTTCTACTTTTAATGTTTCTTCAGGAGAAACTTTTTCCAAAACTCTATACACTCCTGTCAAATGACGTAGCTGATCTTGAGTAGTTGGATTTTCTACTTCTGTTTCTGGAGTAGTACGAACAGATTTTTTATTGTAATTAGCTTGCCTAGATAATAAACTTAAATCTTTGTGCCCTAAATCTTTAAGCTCTTTTCTTCCTTGAGGAGTCATCATTTTTTCCCTCATCATATCCACAGTAAGACCAGATTTTTCTAAATTATCTGAAAGTCTTTGTTTTTCTTTATCTAAAATAACTCTCTTTTTTGCAGCACTCATATAAAGTTTATCTTTCTTTTTACCTGTAAAAGGATTTACACTTCTATTGTCTAATATTTCAATATCTCCTGTCAATGCATTTATTTCATCGTCTCCTACTTCATCTACAGTTCCTGTAACAGTTCCAATACTATAAGCTCCATACTTATCTTCATTAGTTCTTTTGTACCTAGACTCTGTAGCAGCTCTGTTTGCAGCAGCTTGATAAGCTCCGTCTGTACTCATTTCATCTGTCGTGTTGACTTTAGTGAAAGCTAATTTTTCAATTGTATTTTTAGTAAACTCGTCTAACCTTCTTGTGTACTCTGCATCCATTTCTGCAGAATTAGTAAAACCTCCATTATCTAATTTTCTTTTTAGAGTTTCTTCTTGTTCTCTTTTCCAAGCATCCATAGTAGGATCACTTTGTATAATTTTTGTTAATCTTTCTTTGGTTAAATAAGTTTTTATTTCTCCCTTAGTAATCATATACCCACTACCAGTAGGCTTAGTAGTAGTAGTTCCAACAGTGTCTGTATTGATTGTTGTTTTAATTTTTTGTTGGAAAGCAGATTCATCAATTTTTTTATACGTATGTATGTCTTCCGCATAAGTTCCACTCTCTACTCCTTGGTATTCTCTATCTAAAGTTTTTAAGGCTTGATCGTATCCTTCTTCACTAATTAAAGACTTTTCTAAACGTCCTTTTAAGTCTGCCCTAGTTTGATCTCTTCTTTTAGATTCTCTATTCATCTTAAAAAGACTTCCAGAATTTACATTATTTTCCAAATCTTTTCTTGCCTTATTAATTTTTCCTCTTAAACCTTTAGCTAAAGCTGGATTATCTATAGCTTGTTTTGTTAAAGAGTCTATAGTTTCATTTATATTTCTAATTTGATTTGTTCTTTCAGCAGAATCTTTATCTATATAATTTAACTCTTCGTACAATGCTCCTGTTCCTTCTAGAGGTTCTATTGTGTCTTCAAAGTTTTGATCTTGTGTTTGTAAAGCTTTAGCCATAAGCTCATGAGGAGCCTGGTATATTACATCATCTACAAAAGTAGCTTTGGCAGTTTTATATCCTTTTCCCATAATTATTGTTTAGTATTTGAGCTCTTAATTGAGAAACTGTTAATCCTTCTTCATCTGCCATTTTCTTTAATCCTGCATTTGTTACAGGAGTTCCCTTACTATCTAGCACTTCTCCATCTTTTGCAGTAAAACCATATTTAGACAGAGATTTTACAAGTTTTTCTGAGACTGTGTTGTATTTGCTTTGATTAAACATCTTTCCAATAGTTTGAATTCCTTCTCCTTGACTTGAAATATCTTGAGCCATTTGAGAAAAATAATTATCTCTATCATCTCTATCTTTTCCATCTCTGTCATCTTCTCCTGCCATAACTACATCGTCTTGTCTGTTTTCTAATCCTGCTTGTTGGCTGTAAAGGCCAAGTAAGTTTTTATAGAAATTATCAAATACATCTCCTTCGGCTTGATTCTTTTTACCTAAATTAGCTATATCTCCTGCAACCATTTGATTTACTCCATGAGAAGAATTTCTAGTTCGAGAAGTTGCTGCATTGCTGTTTAGCTCAATTTTATTTAATGCATTATCTTTTTCCGTTCCTAATGTACCTTTGGCAGAATCTATTGCTGATAAAGCATCTTGTCCATAGTTTTCAAATGCATTAATGTTTGGAGTGTCTCCTTCACGCATCTTTTTTGTGTTACTTGCTCCTGCAAAAGTAGAAAATAAAGTTCCGGCTAAACCTACTCCATCTCCAACAGTTAAATCTTCAAAAGAACCAGTTACTCCTTTCAT